ACAAGGTATTACTGGTTCGACCGGTATTCAGGGCTCAACAGGTGCTACTGGTATTCAAGGTTCAGTAGGTGCGCAAGGAACGACTGGCTCTACAGGTATTCAAGGTGCCACAGGCATACAGGGAACCACGGGAACCACTGGTGCCCAAGGAACCACGGGAGCAACCGGCGCGCAGGGCACCACAGGGGCCACCGGAACTCAAGGTATTACAGGTTCTACAGGTATTCAGGGAACCACGGGTGCGACGGGGTCTCAGGGTGTTACGGGCTCTACAGGTACTCAGGGTATTACGGGTACGGGAATTCAGGGTACTACTGGTGCACAAGGGACAACTGGAGCAACGTATTCACTTCCGACAGCAACCTCCACAACACTAGGAGGAATTGAGCTATTTTCCGATACAACACAGTCTGTTGCAGCCAGTGCAGTCACTTCCACTGCATCAAGAACATACGGAATACAGTTAAACGCAACAGGTCAAGCAGTTGTCAACGTCCCATGGGTAGATACTGACACTAACACCTTTCCAACCACTTGGGCGTGGACTTCCGGAGCGGGGTCTGGTCCTACTGCTAATATTACTGGCACATCAGCCACTATCTCAGTAGCAGCAATTCCTTCGGCATCAAATACAGCGTCTGGAATCGTGACTACAGCTGCACAAACGTTTGCCGGAACTAAAACTTTTACCAGCAACATTTATGCAAATGACTCAGGTTGGATAACTACATCTTCTGCAGGTGTTCCTCTTACCGCATCAACTGGCTGGTCGCTCACTAGCTTCAGTGTCCGTCGCTTAAACGGCATGGTTAATGGAATCATTACAGTTAGCCGTACTGGTGCAAACATTACAGTACCTGCCACAGGTAACATTACTAACTCACAGATTGCATTTTTCTCAAGCGGTTGGTATGGCTCAACCGCCGCAAGCGGAATGGTTCTCACAAACGGTTCTGGTCCACTAATTGGTGGCTTTGTAGATGTTAGCGGAAATATTACTATTAGTGCGGCATCCTCTGGTGCAACAATCTCAACTGGAGATACTTTTAGCTTTACCATCTGGGAGATGCTGGATTAGGTAAACTAACTAGACGTCTAGTCTATCTAAATTATCTTTAGAGGCTTTTCTATAAATCTCCGGGCAATCCTTGTCGGCAGCAAGTTTTCTAAGTGCAGCCAAGCTTTCTGACTTACGGCCAATCCACCACGCGGCAACCGCTTTTTGGAATGTTGCCGAATACCAGTCGTAATAGCCGACACTCACAGGCAATTCAAACACCTGTCTGTTGTGCGTTAGCGAAAGGCTAGCAAACGTGTAGCTCTCCTGCCATTGACCAGCAAGTTCATAAAAAACAGATAATGCCCAGTAAGCTTCCGGACGAGTAGGTAGATACTCCACGGCCTGAAGTAGGCTATTGCTAACGGTAAGCCCACGACCCGTCTGCCTATCAATACAAGATGCGACTTTGACAAGAGCCGCATACGTCAAGTCCATGTGAGTCTTGTATCCGTACTCAGCCGCACGCAGATAGAAACTGACAGCAGATGCAGTTTGACCGAGCTTTTCATACTCCACTGCCAAAGCAAGATTTTTTTCAGGATTGTAGGAGTCTTTAGATAGCTCTACCGTTAGAAATTCGATTCTTTTATTTGGATTCATACTCTAAGGCCTCGCTAACTAAGTCATCAACCACACTAGATGGCATTCTTAGGACAAAAGCGGCATTGTCTTGAAATCCAAAACTAACAAGCAAGTCGCCTTTATAGATTGCAGCGCCAGCAACAAACTCAATATCTCCCCCAAGAAAGACAAGCGGCATCTGAGACATGCCAATCAGCTTAAAGTCTTGATCCCAGACAACCAACCTATGCCTGTAGATGCCATCCTTTTGGTTTAGGTAGTTTCTTTCTAGGTCCACTTCATGCGTGAAAGCAATGTAGTAATCCCCCCACCTAACCACATGAGAACCGCCACGCTGGTCTTTTTCTGGAGCAAAAGATTCAACTAGAGCAACCTGGGCACAACCGGCCGGCTCTTCTGGCCAAGTACGCACAACTTCAGTCGGTGACGTCCACTTTACAAAGTGGAAAGGCTTATCAAGAATCGGCATCCAGTTTTTCTCGCAGTACGAGTTGTCTTCTCCAGGGGCAGGAATGCGTAGACGGGACACTTCTTTAACTGTCCAAGCATCTTCGTCGATCTCAATCTCGCTCAGTTCCATGCGACCCTGGCCATTAGTAGTTGTATCGCGCCGAACTCCGATTGCGTACCATCTGCCTTCCCACTTAACTAGGCGGCAGTCTTCTTCCCCAGCAAACTCCCAGAGAGGCGGAACGTCAAGTTTAGAAGTGTCAATGAGACCGAAGTCGGCCATTGAGAGATTCTCATCTAACTTACAGATGTAGTTAGTAGTACGTAGGTTCTGATCCGCTTCCGGATGCAGGTAAGCAAGTGGACCCCATCGACTAGGGAATCGCTGGTCATTTTCAGAATGATAGAGAGTGTAGTTAACGTGACGCAGGTTTACGTAGATTTCATCCTCGTCGGTAACAAAGACCGAAGGATTCATAAGTCCAGTCCCAGCGGTCAACCCCTGAGAAATAACAAGAGGACTAAGTTGCCCGCCACTGGCTACAGATTTTTGCACAAGATTGTTGTTCGTCATTAGACCAATTCTAGCACTTTTGCTAGGCCTTAGTGTAGACTTATTCAAAGTGATAGGAACATAATGACAACTAATAATCAAAAACTTTACCGCGTTGACTGGAAGCAATCGACCGACATAATCCCAGGGCAGTTCTTTGACGAGTACTCGTACGTCGCAGCTAAGTCAGAAACAGAGGCAATCAAAGACCTCTATGGAACTGATTTCAAAGTCAGGGAAGCGACGATTGAAGAGATGGAAGCCTACGTTCGAGGATATGAGGACGGCTATGACTCAGGCATCCTAACTGAGAGAATCAGAATTGCAGAAACCTCCGAAGAGGTCTAAAGGTGATTATTGGACTAAGCGGATACGCGCGCTCAGGCAAAGACACTATTGCTGATTATCTAGTCGAGCATCACGGATTTATCAAACTATCATTTGCTGCTCCGATGCGCGAAGCACTCTACAAACTAAACCCAGAGATTACGGATATGACTGGATTAGTTTATGGTTTTAGACAGGCCGTAAATCTATTTGGCTGGGACGATATGAAGACATACTTCCCCACCTACCGAGGGCTCATGCAACGTATGGGCACGGAGGTTGGCCGAGAGATGTTTGGCGAAAACTTTTGGGTGGAGCAGGCATTGAAGCAGGTAACCGAAGGGTCTAACTTCGTATTGTCTGACGTTAGATATCAAAACGAGGCCAACTCGGTTCAAGCAGTCGGCGGAGAGGTTTGGAGAGTAGAGCGCCCAGGGGTAAAAGCTGCCAACGACCACACCTCTGAGCACGACCTAGACGACTACAAGTTTGATCACCGCATTATGAACTATGGGCCCGTAGAGGATCTCTATCAAACAGTAACAACTATTCTTACTGACCTATAATTAATACGTGGACATAGAACCTACAGACTTAGCAATACTTTACGCACGCGTATCTACCCAACTACAGGTAAACGACGGCGTATCCCTTGACGTCCAAGAACGTCAACTGCAGCAGGCAGCCGAGATGGCTGGCTACACAAACATTGAACTTGTCCGAGAAGAAGGCCGCTCTGGAAAAAATATTAGCGGACGTCCAGCACTTACAGACGCACTAAAAAGATTAGATGCCGGAGAAGCTAAAGCACTATTTGTTACCCGCATTGATCGTCTAGCTCGCTCAACACAAGACTTCCTTAGCGTTGTAGACCGAGCCAACAAGAACGGTTGGCGTCTTGTGATGCTAGATCTAAACCTAGACACTTCTAGTTACCAAGGTCGCTTCGTAGTCACAATCATGTCAGCCCTAGCTGAGATGGAACGTGGGATCATTGCCGAGCGTCAGAAGGACGTACACAAAGACCGACGTGCACGCGGGGTAGTCTGGGGGGTTGACATGGGACCAAAGAATAAGACCCCAGAAGAGATCAAACAGCGCGTTACTGCTGAACGATCTTCCGGGGCCTCATACCGCAAGATTGCAGACGGACTAAACCGAGATCAAGTGCCTACTCAGAATGGTCGTCAGTGGTATCCGACAACTGTTCGGAATCTTTTACTTTAGTAGACATCTCATGTCTAAGCTGGACATCTTGAGCAAACCGACCACTGAACTGATAGTCACCGGCGTGGACCACATTTACCCACGGAGCGGCATAAACTTTACCGCCCATCTCGCGCCATTTACGGCAGAAGTGGTAGTCCTCGGATAGCAAAATCCCATCCTCTGTAATACTGGTAGCAAAGAACTCGGTAACCATCCGATCAAAGTCAAACTGACCGTTGGAACCATTCAAAGCATACTTAGGACAGAGCGGCTCCATCTCTTCAAACACACTTCGCTTAATCAACATTAGACCGGTAGCAACTTCTGTAACCTCAACCGGCTCATTCAGTTTAATGGTAGATGTTCCAGGAAGAAGATTCATTGCAAAAATACCAGAGTAGTCAGCTAGGTTTTCTTTCCCAGCCAGCGCAGCGGCACGGACACCGTCCCAGTTAATGTTTTTCATAGGATAAATCCCACCAATAACATCGGCCTCAATTTCAATCATTGCCACGACATCTGCAACATTAAAGCCCTCATCGGCATCGATAAAGAAGAGGTAGTCAGCGTCACTGTCTAAAAACTCCTTGACCAGATTATTTCTGGCCCTTGTGATAAGACTCTCATTGTAGATTTTAGAGAATGATATCTGATAACCTTTTCGAGCAAGCTCAAAGGTAAGGTTGATAACGCTGTCCATGTAGATGCCTTTACAGTTCCCACCGTACATAGGTGTTGCAATGCGTATATGCATAAAAATCCTAACTAAAAAGAAGGGGCCGGGAAGGGAGACTACCCGGCCCCATTGTGCCTCTCTCCCAAGGAGCACAATCACATTCTATCGCACAATCGATAGAAAGTGTTAAATATTTACTTTTTTAGTTAGCGAGTCTGCTAGCCAAGTTCCAGTCGATACCATTCGACTCAACAGCACGAGGAGCCATCACATACTCTTTCAGCTCAGCGCGAGAGCCCTGACCCATAATGGTTAGACCTCGGTCAGATAGCTTACGGTGGAATGCAATCTGAGTCATAGGACGCTCACCACGTTCATCAGACCAAACTCGATACACCGCATAGACTTCTTTAACTCGAGTAGTCGCACCCTCAACCTGCTTCATTTCTTCGTTCAAGAACATACCAAGACGGTCTTCGTTCTTGCGGTACATGTCAGCAGCTTCAGCTACGGCAGTACACCAACCTAGAGGATCACGGGCAGAAGAACCTAGATACTTGATCGCGCCCTCAACGGCCCAAGCAAGCACGGCTGGCAGACCACCTTCAGGGTCAAACAAGTATGCCTTCAGGTCTGGATCGGAAGATTCAGGAACCTTGCTCCATGGAATCGGACGAATACGACGCCACATAGCATCATCAGTGATCATAGGGCGGTGGTTAGTGGTAACCCACAGCTTAGCCTGGGCCTTGAATGTAAACGGCTTCTCGCCAGGCGAACGCGCCGAGATTTCAGATGAACCAGTCAACTTCTTAATAGAGTTTTCCTTGATGCGCTCAGACTCTGGCAACTCGTCAACCCAAACCATACGCTTACCACGAAGTTCGGCCCAGTGATATAGGTCGGTGCTGCTGGTAGCTCCACCATTGTCAGCAAGGATGCTTGAATCCAGCGGCCACGAATACTGCTGAGTTCCGAGAGCCTTAACGATTGCTTCAACAAATGTGTTCTTACCAGAGCCCGGAGGACCGTAGACCAAGAACATAAGGTCCTGATTATTTAGACCGGTGAGTGTGTAGCCAACAGCGCGCTGAATCCAATCCTGAAGCTCTTTGTCAGCACCGGTAGCAAAGTCTAGGAACTGCTCCCAGCGGACATTACGCATTCCAGGGGTATAGGCAACAGGGGTGCGCTTCGTGATATGCAAGTCTGGACGTCCACGCAAAAGCTCACCGGTGCGTAGGTTAATAACACCATTGGCCACACCAAGAAGATACTCGTCGCCGTCCCATTCTTCTACAGGGACCACAACACGAGGGTCGGAGTTTGCGCTTTCGATTGCAGAGTTCAGGCGTGAGTTTGACTTAGCCTGATTAGCCCACTTCAAGACTTCATTCTTTTTATCTTGGTCGTCGTATTTGGCAACCTCAGTGGCAATAATAGTTGGAACACGCTTAGCAACCTCACGCATACCGAGGTCCTCGGCATCTGGACGCCAGTAGCTGCCGTCCCAGATAAACCAACCGATACCTGGAGTGTATCGAATTGAGGACCCAAACGAGTCTACGATTCGACGACCGTTACCGATATCAGAGAGCGAACGCCTACCAGGCGAGCCACCCTCATGCTCAGAGATAGCGTCTGGGTCCTTGGGAACGTCAACGTTACCACTGCTGAACGCATCGGCAATTGAAACACCGCTGTGGGCGGCGTCGGCCATAGCCGCGCCAATAGTGCCGTACACAACTTCGGAGTGGCGTTCGTTGCCTTCGGAATCTTTAACCTTAGGGGCTGGATTAGATGGGGTAGATCTGGTCTCCTCTTGGTTACGCTTAGCCCAATCCTGAGCACCCGGCCAAATCAAATCGCCAACTGGGTTATTAGCAACAAAATCAATAGCACGTCGAACGTGCATCAGTAGGCCACCCTGGCCCTCAAGCTCTAGCGGTGGACGAACCTTCTCGTGGTTGAAGCGAATCATAAGAGTCTCTACTGCAAGCTTTCCAGCCTCAGAGTCCACGCCCATCTTGTTCGCAATTGCACATGCTAGCTTGTAGATGTCTACAGCACGAGAGCCTTCTTCAATACCTTCTTCAAGAAACTTGTTAATATCAACGCGCTCGTCGCCAGAGTTCAGATCCCCGAGCCAGCTCCAGTCACCTTGACCAAGGCTTGTCCCACCACGGCCACGGCTGCTACGCTTACGGATTGCATTTAAAAGTTCTTCGGGGGCCTCAGCCATACGCATTTCCCATGGAGATTGTCCAGGTGCCCAGTCATATGTAACACCAGACCCGTGACGAGACGGCGACACCATAACGTAGCCGTTGTACTTAATGTCGATACCGTTCAAACCATAAGACTTTAGGTTTCCCATAAACTGGTCGCCGTCTTCGACCCTGAAGTACAGGTGACGTCCACGGTTTTGAGAACCCTGATAGCTATACAAACCAGTCAGCGCTTCTACAGTCTTTGGAAGAGTTATCCCAAGTAGCTCTTCAAACTTCTCAAACGACTCGATACCGCCAGAGCGCGGGTCAATGTCGACAACGATAAATCCAGAACCCTGGCAGTAAACACCAATGTTGTTTTCAGGATTGCGATCCCACCAAGACTCTACGATTTCTATCTCATCCGTAGCGCGGTTATTCCAATCGCCAATCTGGGGGTGCTTACCAATGTCCTTTGGCTCAGCGTGCTGACCATTACAGGTACAGCGACCTCCATCTGTAATACCGAAGCAAGGGAGAATCTTCCATCCCTGCTTGGCGTACCAAACAGACCCTTTTGCTAGTCGTTCAGCGTGCGTCGTTTTGGGAGATGACATACGTATAAACCTTTCTGTAGTGTTATCAAAGACGATAATACACCCTAGGCGCTAAAAATCAAAATTGAATACAGCATCTGAGTGTCTTGAAGTGTAGCACGCCTAGGGCTAATCACTAAGTACAGGCTGTTGTACAATTATACATAGCCCGTGAAAACCCCATTGGATTCCCTATCATGCCACTTGAGCTCATCTTTACAGTATCAGCTGTAGTCACCGCCATCGGCGTTATCGTCGGTGGCATTGTTGCAATCTACAGAATAGCACAGACTATTAGCAAATCTATTGGATTGGATGCAAAAGGTAGAACCATTTCTGAACGACTAGACCGGGTAGAGCACCAACTCTGGGAAAACGGCGGTAGCTCTCTAGCCGACAGAGTCAATACAATTGAAGAGCATGCAATCAAAACAAGCACTGAATTAGAAATCATAAAAAACTTCTTAATCCCAGCTCAAACTAGTACAATACAACCAGCTAGAAAAACTAGAGCAAAAAAAGCTAGTTAATTCTTAGCAAAATGGCGTTTTATACGCTAAGATGATTTAAAGACACAAATGACGAATGAAGGAGTTACAACATGTCACTGTCCGACAAGCTTCAAAAAGCTACTCAAATGGCAAAAGTATCGCTATGTAAAGTTGGCATATTGCTGTCTACCGACATACTTAATCCAAAAGATAAAGAACAGCTAGCAGCAATTCTAGCGGTCTCGATGGGTGACCCTAAACGAGTACCGAACTCTATGTTGGCAAAAGTCCTCCGAGAAGAGGGTCACGACATCTCAAATAGCGCAGTAGACCGCCACCGTCGCGGAGACTGCAGCTGCGCCCGAAAGGTTATGTAATGGGTTTATCAGATAAACTAGAAGATTTAGCCAATCCAGGCAAATCTGGATCAGATTTCAAAGCACTTAATACCCCAGAGAACTGGCGTTCAAAGATGGACGTCGACGACATCTCTGGAGGTTTTATCGTTTCTCAGCCTCGCCCAGCCGGCGAGCCTCAAGACGCTCGTCAGATTCTTGAGGACTTTGACCTCAACCCTGACGACTGGAATGTCACTTCAATCCGCCGCGGTAAGTGGCAGAAGTACGACGGCGAGTACCTGGAGTCGCTGCGAGTAAACGTAGTGCCAAACCGAGTCGCATACGCGGACCGACTAGACGCCGAGAAACTAATTGACGAAATCAAGAAGTGGCGTCCAGAGCGTGGCATTAAAGTAGCCAACGGTACTGGATCATTCCTAGCCGCCCCAGCTGATCAGCAGATCGGTAAGAAGGCAGGTGGACAAGGCACTCAGCAATCGATTGACCGCATCCTAGCCCTGACTGACGCATCAGTACAAAAATTTAAAGACTACCAAAAGATGGGTCTAAATCTAGGGTCGATCACCCTAGCACTTCCAGGAGACCACGTTGAAGGTAACGTGTCACAGAATGGACGTCTACAAGGTCTAGCCGCATCAGACCTAGGCCTCACTGAGCAGGTCCGTGTTGCACGTCGACTTCTTATGGCTCAGATTAAAGCTTTCGCTCCACTAGCAGAGCGTATGGTTGTTCCGGTCATTAACGGGAACCACGACGAAGTAACACGTCAGGTTGCTGCCGATCCCGCTGATGGCTGGAACGTCGAAATTGCTGCAGCAGTGCAAGACGCCTGCGCAGAGAACCCTGCGCTACAGCACGTAGAGTTCAGGTTCCCAGCCTCTGGTCACCAGACTCTAGTTGTAGACATTGAAGGCACACACCTCGGGCTATTCCACGGCCACCAGGCGAACCAGAACAATGTACTGAAGTATCTATCGGGCCAGGCTGCCGGTCAGACCGCACTCGGTAACGCAGACGTCTGGGTGTCCGGACACTTCCACAACTTCCGCACAATGGATATCGGTGACCGTCTATGGTGTCAGTGCCCTACAACGGATCCTGGCTCAGAGTGGTTCCGTGACCGTGCAGGTCTCGAGTCTAAGCCGGGTCTACTGACTATGGTACTAGGCAGAGACTTCGACCCAAGAGAGTTTATTAGCGTACTGCCAGTAAAATAGTATGAAAAAAACTAGCAAAATGTATATCCCGATCTGGGACCAGGTCCTGAAGAATGGGATCCGTATCGATGACCAGCTAACTAAAGCCGGGATCGAGTTCCTAATCTGGGACCTAAACCCAGTTCCTCAAAAACGAACTAACTGGGTTCCGGCAGAGAAAGTTTGGTATTACGGACACTTCTACAACTCACTAGAAGATTTTGCTAAGACCGATCACGGCATCTTTATTTTCAATGCTGGAGATGCCTACAGTGACCAGCACGCCGAGTTTGTCAGACTTCTAGAAGACCAGATGACAGCAGACGAAGACATCTGGGTGATGTCACCACGTATGGTAAATGACGCCAGCGAGGGGATGTTCTCGCTAATTCAAATGTCCAAAAGCCACGAGAACATGGGGTTAATGTCATTCATTAACGGTATCTATGTTGCGATGAATCGAGAAGCTGCATTAGATATTCTGGAATACTACCGCTGGCTTCTAGCGAACGACTACATGGACTTTTCAAAGATGGTAACCGGCCACTGCCTAGACAAGGTTTGCGGTGCCTGGGCAATCTACAACAATAAAAAGGTATACCGCAAATGGGACTTTTTTATGAGAACAGAAATCAGCACCTCGTACGCCTTAGAAACTGCAGCCAGTGACTGCAAAAACATTAAAGACAGATTTGCAGAATATCTAGAATATCTAGGAAAAGACTCTGCACCACTAAAAGTAATATACGAAGCAATCGAAGACAAAGCCAACTACCACTTCCGCACAGAGTACCCGATTGAAAAAATATACGCCAACTTGAAGAACATCGAGGATCTAGATTACTAATGAATACTCCAGTTGTTTACACAGGAGGCACATTCGATCTCCCGCACCCAGGGCACTATCGACTCTTAGAACGAGCTGCAGACTTTGGCAAGGTTGTGGTAGCCCTAAACACAGACGAGTTTATCTACAACTACAAGGGAAAATACCCAGTTCTGACCTACAACGAACGCGAAGAGATTCTAATGGCCTGTAAATGGGTAGACCGCGTGATCCCAAACTTTGGCGGGGAGGACTCAACTATTTCGATTGATATGGTAAAGCCAGACTACATTATTATTGGGTCCGACTGGGCACGTAGAGACTACTACAAGCAAATGGGGTTTACTCAAGACTGGCTTGACGAGCGCGGGATTGGACTCATCTACGTGCCGTACACAAAAGGCATAAGTAGTACCGACATTAAGAAACGTATGAAGGATCTAGACTAAAAAAGTCTACCATCCAAGTCTTCTTCTAGCTCAGCAGCCTCTGCTGCAGCAATAGCTTCTAACTCTTTACGAAGTTTCTTTTCCGCAATCATAGATTTATAAGCATTTACAGCATTAGCACTAGTGCGACTTCTCCAAGTAAATCCGCAGTCAGTACAACTGACAAGTCTAACTGTAGTCCAACGACCACCGTCCGGGTTCTCAGCAATCACTGGCTCAAGCTTTTTAGCTGTAGCACCGCAAAAAAGACACTGAGGGTAGCGGTCCCTGCGAATCTCAGCTCCGTCTGCATTTACAGATAAAGTACGACGAATCTCGTGCTCGTCTTTGCCTCCCCATATCCCCCAGATCTGGCTATTCTCTAGAGCCCACTTGATGCAATCTTTACGAACGGGGCAGAGGGCGCAGATACTCCGAGCAACTGCTTTTTCCTTAGGATCTTCGGAAAAGAAAAATTCTACCTTTTCCATATTTTTATTTTTAGCGCACTCTGCATCAGACTGCCAATCCATGTCCTTGCTAGGAACCCATTCAACCATTAAGCTCTACCCACGTAATTTCTAGTATTTCATCAACAACATCACCAGAATCAGTTTCTCCAAACTCATTACAGACCGTGAGAAAGATCTCACCGTCAATATATCCACCAAAACCATGAGTAATCAACCCAGCATCTGCCAGCCGGTAGCCCTCACCAAGAGATATAGCTATACCATCTCTCTGCAGCGAAGACGCTAGAGCGCGTTTCACAACATCAATCTCAACGTCTACATGCTCAAAAGTGTAGAACATAATTGAAGAAGGTCTGAAGGGGACAAACCCTTCTCCAGACCATTCTACCCATAGGCCCTCGCCTACTCTAGAATCCTTCAATTCACGCTCCTGATATACCTCTATTTTACAAGTTTTTCTGCCCATAATTACAATAAAACCAAGCCACAAAATTAAAACATAGGAGATTATAGGGGATGGATTTTCGTAGTAAAATTACTGTATACGTACTACGAATAGGAATACACAATGTCAGACAACACTGAACTTTTCAACAACGTTCTAGCAGTCACCCGCGATCAACTAAGCAAGTCCATGGGACTAAATGCGGAACTTGAAGCACTGCTCATGGTGGAGCGCAATAAGGTGGCTGAGCTAGAAAAGCAACTTGAAGAAGCTAAAAAAGAAAAGAAGTAGTCATGTACGAAGTTAAAGATGGTGCCAGAACTTTACAGTTCAACGGCACTCTTCTAGGCAAGTCTACTTCGTGGCGCAGGGGCTCAACCAGATGGATTGAGTTTGAACTTTACAAAACCGAGAGCGGCTCATACATCCTTTCTAGGATTGGAGTCTCTACGGTATTTCATGGAGCCGCATGCTCACTTGTGAAGCGATACGGACTTAGCGAAGCACACTACTCCTCGCTAAGGAACGACGCCATCCCCTGTGAGGAGTGCGGCCCAACCGAAGAAGCAGATCTGATCTTCCCAGAAAAGCACCGCTACTGGGCACAGGTCTCGGATGAACCGGAAGCAGTTTTGGATGCCCTATACAAGTTTGATGACGGTGGCGCACGCTACCTTACCAATGTCGCCCAGCGACTACTAGAAGCAGCTGCAGACAAAGATAAGTCAATAGACTCAATCTACAGAGTTGAAGTTATCCCCTAACCATGATAAGGTGTGCTTATGAATGAAGAAACCCCTCTACCAGATAACATACCTCCTGCTAATTTTCCAATAGTAACTAACCTCGAGATGGCTGCAACAGACCTACACGAGATGTTTCTCTCGCTTCTGTGGGCCGGCTTCACCGAAAAACAAGCCCTACACATTGTAGGTATGTCAGTGGCTGGCGGTATGCTGTCTCCATACATAACAAATAGCCGAGAAAATAAAGATTTCGTAGAGAACATGGATTTTGACGACGACGAAGACAACTTCTAAATAGCATTGCTTTAGCACACTAGTTGTGTTACCATTACAAAGACAAACGACAAAAGGATTAGATATGGCATCCGGCTTATCTGACGTAAAACTAAATCTAGTTAATAGCGTCAAAACCGCTGAAGAGTTTATTAGCTGGCTAGGCGAGCGTCGACCATACAACGCAATTGCAATCGACACTGAAACAGGCGAACTTCCAGGGCACCCACGCGGCGACGCCCTATCTCCTTGGCATGGACGTCTACGCTTAGTTCAGGTAGGTGACGGACAGACCGGTTGGTCCATCCCCTGGGACGAGTGGAACGGGGTTTTCTACGAAGCCATGAGCAAGTTTGATGGATTGATTGTCTGTCACAATATTGCCTTCGAGGCCCGCTGGTTTGATGTGCAATCCCGCTGGGACATGCCTTGGCACCGGGCGCACGACACCATGATTATGGCTCAGCTTATCGATCCACTGGGGTCAGGCGCGCTAAAACGTCTCACCGCACGGTATGTTGATGCACAGGCTGCCCAGCTCCAATCAGTACTAGACCAGGAACTAGCTAAAAACGGCTGGACCTGGGGAACTGTGCCTATTAACTTTGAACCTTACTGGGCCTATGGTGCCCTCGACACTGTCCTAACTATGCGTCTATTTGAGCAGTTCTGGGAGAAGTGCGGTCCGGGTCAGCCTTATTCTCAGGCGTACGAGCTAGAGATGGCTACCCGAAAGATTGTTACCCGTATGGAGATCAACGGCGCTAGGCTAGATCTAGACTACTCTCAGAAGAAGTACGACGAGCTGGTGAACTACACTGAACAGGTAAAGGAGTGGGGCAAGTCGCATTACGGCATGTCCATAACCAGTAATATCCAGCTAGTCAAGATCTTTGAGAGCCTCGGGGCTGAAATCACAGAGTTCACCCCATCAGGGCAGAAGTCTGCCTCTGCCGACCAGCTAAAAATCTTCCTACAAGAGGGTAACGCAGAAATCAAGCAGCTGGCTGACGTTGTGCTCAAACAGAGAAAAGCTGACAAACTAGCCAACACATATTTCAAGAACTTCATTAATGACAATGTAAATGGTTTTGTACACCCATCTGTAAAGACAATGGGTGCCCGCACCGGTCGCATGTCCATCCAGAACCCAGCCCTACAGACTCTTCCAAAGGGAGACGACACAGTGCGCCGCGCGTTCTTGCCTAAAGATGACGACCACGTAATCATCACCTCGGACCTTGACCAGGTTGAGTTCCGTATGTTCGCATCGCTATCTAAGGATCCAAACCTAATCAGCCTATTTAACTTAGCTGACGCTACTGGCTCTGACCCGTTCACCGAGATCGGCCGCGAGATCTATCAAGACCCAACAATGCAGAAGTCAGACAAGCGTCGTGGACTTATCAAGGGCGTGGTCTACGGTCGTCTCTATGGAGCAGGTGTAGAAAAGCAAGCCGTTACTGCTGGTGTAGCCAAGGATCAGATGCAGGCAGTGTCAGACGCATTCGACCTACGATTCCCAGGCATGACCCTGTTCCAGAAGCAGGTCGAAGACGTGGGTATGCGCCGACTACGCGCAGAAGGTCAGGGCTACGTAAATACTTGGACTGGACGTCGCTTACCTTGTGACGAAGACCGAGTGTATACTCTGGTTAACTACCTAATCCAAGGAGGTGCTGCAGAAGTGTTTAAGTCAAACCTAATCAAACTAGACAAGGCAGATCTAACTGAACTACTTATTGTGCCCGTACACGACGAAATCGTACTAAACGCACCTCGCGAAGATGCGGCCGAGATCCAACAGATCGTACGCGAGTGTATGACCACCCGCGATGGCTGGTCAGTGCCTCTTACCGCTGATGTTGACGGACCTCTAGAGAACTGGGGAGCAAAGTACTAATGCGACACATTTTAGCAGTAGACCCAGGAAAAGCCACCGGCATGTGCTACTTCACGTGGGACGGTAAAGAGGACCCAACGATGCTTTGGTCCGGAGAGTATCAGCAGCACGAGTACGCTCAGCCTATTCGAGACGCTTTCAGATTCTCCCAGTCGCACGGGGTAAAGCTTGAAGTTGTGTGCGAGCGATTCACCATCAACGCTCAGACCGTTCGCAACTCGCAGGCTCCGTATTCGCTGGAGCAGATTGGAATCCTAAAGCAGATTATTATGGACAATGGACGATCTCCCGAAGAAATCTTTTTCCAATCTCCAGCCGACGCAAAAGCAATGTTCACTAATGAAAAGATTAGAATCCTTGATTACTGGCATCGCGGAGGCGAGGGGCACGCACTTGACAGCATCCGACATGGCCTGCTAAGATTGGTCAAAAGTGGCTGGAAACCACTAAAACTTTTAAAATAGTCGAGATACTATAGCTTTTTGCTAATAATATTTCCTAAAATGTGATAGTATCTATTTAGAGACGAAAGGAACAACAACATGGCAGTAGGAGTAGAGCTGGACGAAACCGGCAAATACATCTTTATTAACGCTGACTGGCGTTACAAAGAACTGTGCAAAAGCCTACCTGGCTCGTCTTATGACGGAAAATCCCAACTTTGGAAGGTCCCAGCGTCGTGGACATCCTGTCTAGCTTTACGCTCAACGTTTAAAGAAGACCTAGTTCTAGGCGATGCCCTTACCGCATGGGCCAGCGCAGAACGCACCAACCGAGTAGACCCAAGCAACGCTCTTCGCGACCTAGAGATTCTTCCAGACGGAGAAGGCGATGAAGACCTATTCCCTCACCAACGCGCTGGAGTTAAGTACCTAGCAACCGCACGCCGCGCTCTACTAGCCGATGAGCCCGGTCTTGGCAAGACTGCCCAGGCTATCCGCGCCCTTAAAAAAATTCAGGACGATGGCGGAGAACCATTTCCAGCACTAGTCGTTTGCCCTAACACTTTGAAAAAGAACTGGAAGCGCGAGTTTGAGAAGTGGTGGCCAGGCGTACGCGTCCAGGTTATCAAGGGAACCGCTACTCAGCGTCGTAAGCAGTTTGAAGAAGAAGCCGATGTTTACGCAATAAACTGGGAATCTCTACGCTCACACTCTCGACTATCGCCTTATGGCTCTATTGCACTAGCACGCTGCTCAGCCTGCGGTGGATTAGACGACCGCGTAACCGAGACCCGCTGCGAGGTACACCCGCGAGAACTTAACAATATTGACTTTAAGGCCGTCATTGCTGACGAGATGCACCGCTCAAAGGACCCTAAGTCTAAGCAGAGCCGCGCTCTATGGGCCGCCACCGGAGACGCAGACATTCGCTTTGCATTGACCGGTACCCCTATTGCAAATGACGTGCTTGATATGTGGGCAATCCTGCACTGGCTTTCGCCAGAAGAGTGGCCTAGCAAGACTAAGTGGATTGACCGCATGGTAAACACGATGCTCAACGCTTTCGGTGGCATGATGGTTCTAGGACTAAAGCCGCATATGGAAGCAGAGTTCCACGCAACTGTAAACCCACGCATGCGCCGCATGCTTAAGTCACGCGTACTTCCTTGGCTACCTGAGATGATGTTTGAACGTCGCGACGTCGAGATGTCAGCAAAGCAGGCAAAAGCTTACAAGGACATGCGCGACAACATGATTGCAGAGCTTGAAGGTGGCGGTGGGGCAGTGGTGGCACCAAGCGTTCTAACTCAGACAACTCGTCTACACCAGTTTGCTAGCTCTTTTGCAGAAATCACTGTAGACGAAACTACTGGAGAAGAGGTTGTGCTATTAGCAGAGCCATCGTGTAAAGTAGATGCTCTAATGGATGATATTAAGAGCGGCGACTTTGGAGACGACTCAGTAGCGGTAGCCGCTGTGTCCCGTCAGCTAATCGAACTTCTTAGCGCACGTTTGACCAAGGAGGGAATTGCTCACGGCCTAATCACTGGTGCCCAGAATGAGGACCAGCGTCAGAAGGCCATTGACGACTTCCAGTCTGGCAAGACCAAGTGGATCCTGTTCACGGTGCAGGCTGGTGGTGTAGGTGTGACCCTTACCGCCGGACGTCGCCTAGTGATGCTTCAGCGCCCGTGGTCGCTAGTTGACCACAAACAAGCTCTAGACCGTATTCACCGAATCGGTTCTGAGATCCACGACTCTGTGATTATCATGGACTACGTGACCGAAGGTACCATTGAAGAACGTGTTCTTCAGGTACTGGAAACAAAGGCAGACAACTTCGAGCAGATTGTCAAAGACAAAGATAAACTGTTAGAGTTGCTAAAAGACGATAAGGCTGGTAAGCTCTAAATATGAACGACGAAACGACACCAGAAGTAAAAACACCTTACACACTCTCCAACTCGGAAATCCAGGTGTTTAAGGATTGCCGACGTAAGTGGTGGCTCAACTACTACCGACGTCTACAGCCAAAGCAGACTCAGTTTACTGGAGCCCTAGCTCTTGGTTCCCGCATCCACGAGGCTCTAGACCGTTACTACTCGTCTGATGGCGAAATCGGTTTGCTAGAGGCTCACGCTACACTTGTAGCCGAAGACATGGCTAAGCTAGTCGCTGACTACCGCGACACCACGGACCTAGAGTCTGAGGCAGAGCTAGGTCGCATCATGCTTGAAGGCTACCTCGAGTGGATGGACGAAGAAGGTATTGACTCTAACCTAGAGAAGATCTCTAACGAAGAGATTATCCAGATGCCACTCTTCGATGGAGAAGTTATTCTTCAGGGTAAGCTAGACATGCGTGTCCGCCGCAAGAACGATGGCGTACGCATGTTCCGCGACTTCAAGACTGTGGGTGGCTCGTTCTCGGACTTTGCCAACCAGGCTCAGATGAACGAGCAGATCCTTACCTACATGCTCCTAGAGTCTGCACAGAACAAGGAACCCGGCGAACGCTCCGAGGGCGGCATCTTTACCATGCTAAAAAAGGTAAAGCGTACAGCTAACGCACGTCCACCGTTCTACGAACAAATCGAAGTTCGTCACAATATTTTCACAATGCGCTCGTTTTGGCAGCGTATTCATGGTACGATTAGTGATCTGATGAACGTCAAGAAAGCTCTTGACGTAGGTTCAGACCCAAACTTTGTGGCTTACCCAAGCCCAAACAAAGACTGCAAATGGAAGTGTCAGTTCTATACTATCTGTCCGATGATTGACGACGGTAGCGCGGCTGAGGCGGCTATTGAGCAGCTGTATGTGGTATCCGACCCATACGGTTACTACGGTAAAGACGAAGAGAAGAAAGGAACAGAGTAAGCATGTCAGATGTACAGCGTTCTCTAACCCTTATGGTCTATGGCGAGTCAAAGGTTGGTAAATCAACTTTTGCTGTCACAGCTCCATATCCCCGACTAATGCTAGACGTGGAAGGCGGCCACCGCTTCCTCCCAATCAACGTTCGGTATTGGGACCCAATGCGCGAAGAGCCACCAGTGGCTGACGGCACATGGGACACAGTAGTTGTGCAAGTTCGCGACTACGATGTTGTTTTGAAGGCATTCCAGTGGCTTCAGAGCGGCAAGCACCAGTTCAAGTCACTAATCATTGACTCCATCTCGGAGCTTCAGGTTAAGTGTATGGACAACATTGCAGGCACCGAGCAGATGAAGATGCAGCAGTGGGGCGAGCTACTTCGCCACATGGGCGCGCTTCTACGCGACCTACGCGACCTAACGATGCACCCAACCCAGCCTCTCGAGGCAGTTGTGCTCACCGCTATGGCCAAGCGCGGTCAGGATGACCTCATGCACCCCTACCTACAGGGTCAGCTTGCGGTCCAGGCCCCGTACTTCTACGATGTACTTGGATACATCTCTAACGAGACTATTCCAAACCCAGATCCAACTCAACTGCCTTACCGAGCACGTCGTATGTATGTGGAGCGTACCGACAAGGTAGAAGCAGGAGAGCGTGTTCAGGGTCGCCTAGGTGCGATTGTTGAGCAGGAAAACCTTGGTGTAGAGCGCATGCTTGACATCATCTTCGGTGAAAAGACCGAAACCAAAAAGAAGTCTACCCAGGCTTCGGCATAACCCCCTCTAGAATAGGAAAAATAAAAAACAGCTATGAGTTCTCTTAACTGGGCCGATTTAGTAAAAGATGCCGGCGAGGCCACCGGCAATTTCGAACCACTACCAGACGGTGACTACGACCTAAAGGTTGTAGAAGCACCAGCAGGTACCACAAGCACGGGTAAAACCATGTTTAAGCTCAAGGCACAGGTCGTTAGCGGCCCGTACGCCAACCGCTTCATCTGGGACAACATCACCATCTCCCCTGAGAACAAGAATGCCCTAGGTATTTTCTTCTCAAAGATGAGTGCACTGGGTATCCCTCGTGAGTTCTTCACAAACAACAACCCATCAAACGCGCAGATCGAAGCAAGCCTAGCGGGCCGCACGTTCCGCGCACAGATCGCTTCTGAGCTCTACCAGGGAGCAAAGAAGAACAAGATCAGCCGCTACTACAGCGGTACCGGTGCTACCCCTGTAACACCAGCAACGCCATATGAGATGCCAGCTCCGGCTGCCGCAGCTCCGGCTCCAGCCCCGGCTCCAGCCCCAGCTCCAGCTCCAGTAGCTGCTGCTCCGGCTCCAGCCCCGGCTCCGGCTCCGGCTCCTGCAGCACCAGCTGACGCTCCGTTCTAACCCCAGACCGGAAGCAAATAGGGGGCATCGTGAAAACGGTGCCCCCTTACTCAAGAAAGAAAAATATGGCAAAGATATATTTAACAGGCATGACAGCCCCTCAGGCTTCACAAAGATCTAACACGCGCAACTTTGCATTCGCTGGAGCGCTGCACAAAGCCCTAACTACTGCAGGACATGACGTAACTTGGGCAGACCCAAGCCTAGACGTCTCTCAAGATTTTTTTGACCAGTACGACTCCGTATTGGTGGGCATAGGCCCAATCACTAGCTTGTCGGCTAACCGAGTCTATGGTGCCCTAAATATTGTAGGGCTACTCTGGGGATCAGACAAGCTCAGGCTTTTTGTTGACGCACCGGGTATGGCCCAGATGTGCGCCAGCTTGAAGTCTATAGACAAAACACCAACCGCCTTGATGAAGGAGTTCTACTCCTACAGAAAAGGATACAAAGAGGTAGTCTCAAATGTCGCACTGTCGGCACGAATTGCGACAGCTGTCAATAACTTGGCTACAAAAGAGTGGCCTCAAACAATCTACCCAGGCCTACCGTGGAAGACGGATGAACAAGCCAGAGAAAAGATAACTGTAGACGTCCCTAAATTTAGCGGAATCTCTTTGGATGCACACCTGATTTCTGAAGAGACTGCCCACGGCGAGAGATTCGATAAATGGGTAGTGGACTCATTTGCCACTAGAGATACTAAAAAACTAGTTGAAACTCTTCGCTACCAGACAGACCCAATGAAATGGAATAAAGGGGAGACTGACGATCAGGTTTACGGTCAGATGCTTCAGTCTGCTGGAGCAATCATAACCACCCATAAAAACGATGGTAGCTGGTGGAGCTACCGATATGCTCAGGCTCTGAACGCAGGCGTCCCAATCTATACGTCCTGGAAAGAAACAACAGTTCTAGGAGAGCCATGGTCACACTTGGCACACACCATTGAAGACTTCACTGACTTACAGAAGGCAGAACTATCTGCCAGACAAAAGGCAGAATATCTAAACAACACCCCAAATAAACAAGAATCTATCAAATACCTAGAGAGCCTACTTAACATCTCTCAGGTGGAAGGAAAATAATGCGTAAAATCAACTACGAATGGGTCAAGGAGCAGTTTGCAGACGCAAAGATCCGAGTCGGTACAGGAAAAGCCGTACTAAAGATGCTTAAAACCTGGGAAGAGATTGAGATGGATCCAGCCCAATCTAAAGACGTTCTAGATATCCTATCTAAGGTCGGTTTAGGCCACTCCCTAATCGAAGTAAACAAAGACGAGGTCTGGGTACCGGCCCGGCGCGGTCAGATAGTTGTTGGCGACGTAGTTCGAGTTGCTCACAATGCCTTTGATATGACAGAAGTTGGCCACCTGCACAACGGCCGCAAGGGTATCGTGGTGGCTATTCGATCCGGAGACATCATCTTCAAATCAACAGACGAAAAAGAACCTAAGCTTGACGGAACTCACTACACCCCAGAGAAGCTAGAGAAGAGGATTCGTTAATGACACGTGTCAAACTAGACATTGTAGTCTTCGGTGACACTCACTCGGAAGTTCTAAGAAAGATAAAAAACTCTTTGATGAACTACCTAGAGATTGACGAGAGCTTTATCGGAGACATCTCGGAGTATGTCGACATGGAGGTAGAAATCTCTAACGCGGATCTTGAAGACGGGTATGACTACAAAGCCACAGCATACTGCAAACTCAAGAGGTAGTCGGTTCACTAAAATAGGCTGAAAATTTATCTTTTCAGTCTATTTTTATTCGTTCTCTAATCTAGCAATACGAGCGGCTAAGTCCCTAACTACGGCCTGTAGTGCAACTACATAGGTGCTGTAGTGGATACCCTGAATGTCTCCGTCTGGACCATAGTCCACAAAGTGGGTAAGCCCGGCATCATGTAGGTCTTCAGCAATCATACCTAGCTCAATAGGGGCGTCATTTCCAAACTGCTCGACGGCTTTGATATATCTAAACTGTTTAGGTTCTACTGACAAAACAGAGTTTATGTCAATGTTTGCCGAAACAATGTCCTGCTTCTTGGTGCGGCTTGAAGATGCGTAACCCATGACTCCAGCGGACGAGATCCACATGGCTCGACGGGTGGTTGTGATGTCGTTGGCATAGGTGTCGTTTGAGTCAAGTAGACCACCAAATACAACAGTCCCGCTGCCAGCACCATTTAAGTTTAGGTTTGCTCCAACCCCGTTATTGAGGGCCTCAATTTCATTGTTATCAATTCTAAGGTTGAGGCCGTTGCTTTCTCCAATTTGGAAGTTGTGTTCAGTAGAAGAAGCACTCAGGTCTACAGCAGGAGTCAGTCGAATCTTATTTGCAGTAATGTTATCTGCAGTTACAGCACCATTTAAGTCAATCATAAGACCATTCAGGGCAATACGAGGTGATTTATCGTCTTCGTCAATGTAGGCAATGATTGATGACTTTTGAGTATTTACAACAATCTCAGACGAATCTAAACGTTCAAATAGGGCAGACATCTCTACACCAGAAGCACCGTAAGACGAGACTACGTCAATGTAGCTTCTTGTCCTTGTGTAGACCCCATTTGCATATAGCGTAGTTGGATCAGGAAATTGAAGAACAGCAGAACTAATGTTTAGATAGTGCAGGTCTGGATCTGTAAACGCAGAAGTGTCAGGTGCATAGGCGACGGTTCCCAGACCCATATACGTGTTTATATTAGCTGGAGCTCTGTAGGAATAAGCATAGGTTTTAGACGAGAACCCAATGTAGTCCAAACCATTTAAATTAAATGTGTTTGAATCAAGATTTAGATCAATCCAGTATGTTCCAAGTACGCTAGCAGACACGCTGGACGGAGCACTAGCTGATGTCTTCCAGTCATAGTTTGAAAGTGCCCCTATAGTGTCTCCATAAAATGGAGTACTAACGGTGCTAAAACTAAAACTGTCATACACAAGGTAGAGGTTGTTTCCGGAGTAGGACGTAGCTTTAGTAGCAGAGACTGCTATACCAGTACCAACACTAGAAAACGTAAGTTTGTAGGCCCAGTTAGGGATTTTAATTTTGATTGTATTTTCCGCGGCCAGACCAGCAGGATCATTGGCTTTATACTCGGTATAGAGTTTGCTGCTGTCGATTACTACAGGATAAGGATTCGACATCGGGGTAATTGTCTGGTTTGCCTCGCCAAAAGAGGTATCCAGCAATCTATTCATTAGAGAAGACGGATTATTAGTGTAGTAGTAATTACCGCCTGCGGCCCATATCGCAGTAGTTTTAGTGTCTACAACGTTGGCTAGAGGGACATCAACAGCACCAAAAGTTATGTATATGTCCTCCAGGTTAAGTGCTCCCGCTATAACCTTAGACACAAAGTAGGCCCTATCTTCGCCGTCACCGTCTTTTAGAGCAGATAGCGTCAAAGTCTCTGTAGTATTGATGCCACCAGCTTGAGACACAGTTAGGCTAAACCCTGGAGACGTGTTATCAACAGCAGTAACAACATAAATTCTAGATAGCTCTGAAGGCGTATAAGACCCTGTAGCTATTAAATCCTCTCCGCTACTAGGGCTAGTTCCTACAAAACTCAGATATACATAGTCACCAATAGCAATTCCATCGTTGCTCGGTGCTTGATCTACGGTTACAGTGATCGAACCTGAAGTGGCATTCGCTGTCACAGCGGTTGCAGTTATTGGATTCATATCCGCGGCTATAAACGCGTCAAATCCAAAGTAAATAGGAAGCAGCGAGGATGTGTACTTTTTATTTAAAATCTCGCTGTAGTCAATGGTTCCAATTAGATAGTCATCCCCGGCAGTGGTGGTCCACTCATGGTGGATACCGTACGTACTTTGCATAGCATATGCAGCTGTAAAAGACCCTCGACTGAGCAATACGTCAGGATCTACCGCCGCGGTGCGAACAACGTTTCCATTACATGCAGCACTGGTCAGGGTTCTACTGGTTCCAGAGGTGTAAGTAATTGTAGAAGTAGCCACCCCAGTCAGCACTACTTCATTGTCATTATTTAGGGCAGTGTATCCAACTGTCGTAACATCATTAACATCAACTTGATCACCAATAACAAACCCATGGCCAGAACCAACCGTAAGAGTTACGGTAGTCCCGCTCTGTACGGCATTAGTTATAGCTTTTGTTTGGGCATAACTTGTGAGATTCGCAAGATCCCAGGAAGTCGTGCTACCTACACGCACAGAAGATGAGTTTATATACTCAAAGCTTGGGTTGTACATAAAGTTGACTTCTGGTGACGACACATAAGAGACGCCTCTATTAGAAAAGTATCCGTAGTCGAACTCGGCTTTGCCGTAGTCACGAAGGTAGAGGCCGGCAACGTCATCATAGTAAATTTTGATGGTTCCAGCAGTTTCAGTTGTTGCAACATCTGCTGCACCGCTAGCATTGTAAGAACCTACACTATAGCTAATAGTCTCATAGGTTGTCTCTGAAATAGTAACTAGCGATGTTTGAGAAGACTCCAGAGCGGTGTATGTAGCATCATCAAAACTAACAATAAGGGGGTCGCCAACACTGTACGTATGGCCAGAGATTGTTAGAGTGACCTTGTTAGACTCAAGTTTTACAGCAGTGAAATTGGTTTCGATGTCTTCATAAGACTTAAACAGGGAGACGTAGGTGCCGCTGACAGCGTCGACATCGGTAGGTCCGTGATCAAAACTTTCTAGGAAGGTGCCATGCAGAGTAGTAGTGCCAAACGTGCGATCAACCAACGGGTTGGAGATATTCCAGTAGCCAATAGTTCCCGACAGTGCATTGATGTCACCGCGAACGTAGACGTTACCAAACTCGGCGTTTCCAGATCCGTCGATACGCCAGCCATCCGCCCCCGGCGCGTAGTTGTCGCTTTGAATTGCCTTGTCTAGGATCTGAACTTCTTCAGACAGAGTGCTGGCGTCGATAGCCTCAGCCGAGATAGACGTACTAAAGTTTCTTAGGCGTGCTTCGCCAAGCTCCTGGGAGATCGATCCTAGGTAACCAGATAGGCTTTTAGTTCTAGCAATACGTCTACTTGCCAACCTTGTCCACCTGCCATTCAGCTATTAGGGTTAGATCAATCATTTCCGGGAACGCAGGGCTGTTTGGCACAGCCACGCGAATACCATCAATCTTTCTAACGATTACATCTTTTCTAGGCTCCAAAGTGCTGTACATACGCTGCTGGACAAAGTTGTCACGAATGACAACTGAACACCAATCGCCCGGATTAAACGTACCGATTTCTGGATTTAAAGAACCATTTACACTAATTATAATGTCACCTGAAGGAGGCTTAGTTTCGTTCAAGAATCTTTCAGAAGTAAGTTGTAAATCCTTTTCAGCATCATAGTTACCCCAATCATCAGTATTGACGGCATTGATGCCTTTAACTGGCCACTCTACTTTTTCAACTTTATCAATCAAAGGCCAACCATCATTCAATAGATCAGTAGATGCCGACGCAGAGTATCGAGCACTTGCTGAGCCACCGACATCATCATTATTTCCAACAACAAACACCCGAGTCGCAGAGTTAGTTGTGTTCTCAGAGAAGCTGACGTTTTGAATGTTACCGGGGTACTCAAACACAATCCGGTCTGCCCCAAACGCCGAAGGCGGGGCATAGGTGCCAGGAGATAGTTGTTTATCAGGAAGCGTATCTAGGTAGTCCTGCAGAATTTCTGGGATGCGAGGAATCAAAACAAAAGTGCGTTTAAACTTCTTTTTGTCTCCATACCCCTCAACTAGCGAGCAGTCAATCCTATAGTCAAAACCATCTTTGGTGCTAGTGTAGCGCTCTAGGTGCTCAAACACCGTAATCAAATCACTACCGCGAATAGTGTCATTTGGATACTGGGTAGAGCTGTACTCATCTGTAGAGAACTCCAAGCCTCCCATAGCAGAGTTGCTAGGGAACTCTCCGTAGGTGCGAGTCATAGCCACAGGAGTTTTTTCAATCTGAGGAGCGAATACAACATAGCCTTCAACAGCAGTTGAGGATACGGTACCTGTCAAATACCCAGCAAGAGAGTCATAAGTAAAAGTGTTTGTAGTGACTGACTTAATTCTAACCGGCTGGTTTCCATTTTTAAAAGCATTATAGGTCTTGCCTTTAACATAGGTAATCACGTAGTCACCGACGACGAATCCGTGATCAGCCGAGGTCATAGTGACAACGTCAGATGCACTAGATAGATTGGTAACCGCTTGACTACGACCAATATTGGTGTAGTCAATGTAGGCATAGTGTAGGTTGGCGGTGACGCCAGCCGTAGAAGAGGCCCTACCGGACAGTCCAGCAGATGATGTATTAGATGTTTTTAATGCGTATTTAAACCAGCTGGGACTAACGCTGACCGCAGTGATGACGTGGGTTCCGTTGTAGGTGGCATTGATTTTAGAAACGTTAACGCTTTGACCTACAGCATACCCATGAGCAGTAGACGTGGTTAGAGTGGCAACGTTAGACACAACGTTTGCAGCGGTGACTGTAAATACACCGACATCACTGCCGACACTGGCATATGAATAAGTATTGTCTGTGGTAGCAGTTATTGGAATAACGTTGCCGCTGTTTTCAAAAGAACTGTATGTAGACTCAGTCGGGTCAATCTCAATGGTAATGTTGTCGCCAGTAGCAAAATCGTGATCAACAGAATATATGGTGGCTAAGTTAGCGTCACGACCAAGTCTATCGATTGGGACCGATAGCGTCGGAATATAGCCAACGCTTGTTTTTACTCTAGTAATGCTTCCGGTGACGGCTTTAGTTCCTATATTGGTGCTAGGAAGATCCTTAGTGCTGGACGGTAGGCTATATGAAATTTGATCAGCATCTGTCCAAGCAGCAGTGATAGTGTGGGTGCCATCATATAGCTTGCCTTTAATATCTACTTTGACACGGTCGCCTACGGTGCAGTTGTGTTTAGTGGCAGTTGTTAGCGTGACAACTCGGCCTGCTTTTTTATACTTGACATGAGTAACCTGAATGGTGTCATCTGGCTCTCTAGTAGCCCCCCACTCGGGCATTTCAAAAGTAAACCAGCTTGCTCCGAAGACGGCAACCTTACCAGCTGTGCTAGCGGTTTTAGCTACGTTAGCCCTCTTTTTGCCTAGCTTATACTGAACCCAAGATACCCCGGAAGCAGCGCCTTCAACGTCATAAACGTCAGTTACTCTAGTCTTTGTATTTAGAGTAGCCAACGTCGATGTAAAGCCAGTCACCTCAATAAGGTCACCAACCGACACCCCGTGCTCTCTGTTTAACCAAAGAGTAACTACCAGGTCAGAGGTAACGCTAAAGTCAGTTGTAGTTAGCACTTCAGCTGAGGCAATGCCCTCGGATGTATCCAGTTCCGCAACCTTGTGGTACCCATCATAGATCGAGCTGGTCCAGTCGATTCTATCAACTCCGCGTACGTGAACCAAATCGTCCACACCAAACGTGTGCGTTCCGGCGGTGTTTATCTTTAAACGTTTTACAGGAGTGGCAAGCACAGCTTTGTGTTTAGACGGTTTGGCCATAGTGACCCTACTGCCATCACTACCCTTGATGTCATACTTTGAATTAGAGTAGCTATCTTGACGATACTTAAAGCTGTATGTTGTGGTGCTAAGAATGCTTACTGGAATCTTGTCATTATTTAAAGTTTCATAGTCGTTAATATCAGCAAAAGTGACTAAAACCTTGTCTGCTTTTTTAAAACCGTGAGGGGCAGTAGTCCAAACCCAAGTATCTCCAGCCACGCGCTTTACGTACTCAATATTCTTTTTTCCGGTAGAGGTGATCTCGCGGGAATAAACTCTGTAGTTTTCAGCATCGACAGTACCATAAGTGACATTTGCAATAGTGACTTTACCAGTGGCGGAAGTCTTGGCTGCGTTTGATCCAGCATTCTCATAGGATATAGAACTCTCAGTAACCGCAGTAATCGCCACTGCGGCACCGCTATTATTGAACCCAGAATCACTAGATGTGATGATAACTTCCTGATCAACTACAAAAGGTACGTACTGACCTCCCGACGTGTCTATGTAAACAGTAGCGACACCGGAAGCTCGCTCAACATGGGTGATATTTAGAACTGGCACAATATACTTGAACTGATACGGGGTGGTTACTTCAGAAACAGTCTGCTTACCGCACAGGGTCTTATTGATGTTGAAGATGTCGATTCGTTGGCCAGTTACCATACCATGTCTGTCTTCGGTAGTGATCGTCACAACGTTGTCAGAGGCTCCCCGGTGGGTAATGATGTGCGGCTCTTTGATTCCAGGAGCAATGATCTCGTTCGCAAACGTAGTGTCAGAAAAATCCTTAAGAACGTCGTTTAGCATTTCACGAATGTAGTCGTAGGTGTCTACTTTCACGGACACAGAAACAGATTGGTAGACTCCAGCAGACGCCGGTAGTTTTGGAATCGATACGTAGAACTCCGTTTGAGTAGGCTCCGGTGACGGAGAGACCGAGTAGTAGCCGGTGTATTGTACAAGATTTGACTCAGTGAACGAGACGTAGACCTTAGTTGCTTCGCCCTTGCTGTCAACGGCCTTAAGGGGGATTTTTATTTTGTTTTTAGTAAGAGTGATTTTGGCGTCCCCCGCCTTAGTGGTCTTTAAAATCTCGCACTCAAACTTGTAAGAGTAAGTCTTCCAAATCACACGCTTCTGTAGGTAGCTGCTAAACTCCAAAGCTGAGATTGAAAGAGCTCGCTCAACTAGGTCGTAAGTGCGGCCCCAAATAATACCGCCCCAAACGCAGACGCCGTTACGGGTAACATAGAGAGCGACCTTACCAGGCATGGTGCTGTTGTAGAGGTCTAGGTCTTCTGTCTGACCGGTGATAGAGATTGCACCTTCAAATGCGCCTGGCTCTTTAACTCTACGCTCGTAAGACACATCCTCAAACGGAATCTGAGCCAATACTTCATTAGTAACGATGTTTACGGTATAGTAAGCGTAGACCGGTGCGGTCTCAGGGGTGGTACTTGCATACAGTGCGTCTGGCATCTTACCTCGTAGTCGTCGTTACTACTATTTTACCCGATCCAGCCGGACTTGTATTTTACAGTGAACGAGGCTGGAGTCACGCTGGCGTTGCTTTTTTCTAGACGTAGGTCATTAGCACCAGGCTGAAGTTTAATCCAGTCAACGCCAGCATCTAGAGTAGAGCGTGCCGAGTCAGGCAGACCGCGATACAGAACGGTGGTGTTGTATGTGTCGATCTCAAGGGTGTCGGCACTCTTTAGGGTTGCAGTTCCAGCATCACTAGCGCTAGAGATATCTAAAGAAACTAGACCTTCGTACTTAACCGCCGTATTGGCACTAACTTTTGCATAGGTAATAGAGGTACCGCTTGCAGAGGCAATCGTATATGTGCCGTCGAATGGCGCGCCAAGCTTGGAAACATAGATGCTACCCGTCGAGAAGTTGTGGTTAGCGTCAGTGGTTAGCGTCACCACATTTGAGGTAAGCACTGCAGTAAGAACATTAACGCCAGCATCAGCAAAACTGATAGTTGTAGACGTAACAGAAGTGATTTCCTTGTCACCATTCAACTGGTAGTGCGGGTCTGACCCACCAGAGCCCATGCCAGCAACTGTAACGATGTCGCCAACCAAGAAGCTGTGAGCGACGTCGGTAGTCAGGGTAGAGACTCCAGATACCCGAACCTTAGTGGTGACGTTTGATGCAGTGGTGTTAGGTCTAAGGTTTTTGACAATCTTTATGGTTTTGCCAGTTGTTACGTTTTTGATATAAGCAGGTGCGGTCATAGGCCCAGTCAAAGAGAATACAGGAGCCGTGTTTGTATTTCCAGCATTTGTGATAGTAGTGTTTGACAATGCACCGCCAACAGTATTGATTGCGACGTTGCTAGTTGCGTAGCCGTCAGCGGCATTAGGGTTCCAGCTATATTTAACTGGGTCACCAGCGCGGAGCTGAACAGTGAAGTTGATGCGGCCGCGGGCGTTTACAGACTCAACAGTAGGCTGACCCACAATGCGAACATAGGCAGACATCAAAGGGTCCTCGTTAACCTTCAACCAGCCGCCAGTGTAGACCAAGTCAAGTGCCTCCATAAGGCGCTGTCGAGCCGCTGGAGCGTACGAAGGCTTAGGTGGAAGTATTGAACCTTCAAGGGTAATCTCGCGCGGTAGCCAGCGTCCTCGCACGTCGTAGGCACCATCGTCGAGCCCACGAGGGATGTTTGGAACTTCAGGAGTAGGCAGTGACCACCAACCCTTGATGTCTGTACAAATCCACACAACGCTATTCTCGTCAATGGTGTTTAGAACTAGGCCGTTTATGCTGATATCGCCCTCAAGTTTGAGTCCAGTGATGTATGGACGAGTTTCGGGATCTCCAGGATAAAGTTTACCTAAAGCATCGTGTACGGCTTTAGTCTCTTCATCTTGAGGGATGCCGTCAGAGACCTGGGTAGCTTCAATGGAGTTCTCAATCTTGAGAGAGTCAACTAAGAACTTTTTACCATTAGCTCCAGAAGCAACCTGATAGATAGAGATGGAGACATACGCATCTCCGGCAGCAGAGGCCTTGGTGGCAGAAAGTCGTACCCAGCCACTCGCATCCGAGATGGTAGACGTAGAGCTGATTACGTTTGTTGTAGCCACGTTTGAAGAGTCGTAATAGGTAATCTTTGCCACAAACCCGCCGGAAGTCTCTCCAGTAGGAACTCTTACATACCCAGAGACCGTGTAGGTGTTACCAGCGGTAATAGAAACCAATCCGGAAACCACACCTGAGCCAGCACTACCACTTCTAGTAACTTCTAGAGAGGCACCGCTGATGAATGAGTCAGAGGTAGTGGTGGCAAGCGTAGCGCTAACTAGCGCGGTATAGCCGGTTGTTCCGTAATCAAAGGATGAGTTTTGCAGTAAGTTGTCGTTTATCATGTTATGGAGGGTAATCCTAGTTTTCTATATAGAGCATCGAGCTCACTCTTATTCTTCACATTGACAACCATAACATTTGGGGTAGCGTTGGCAAGTTTAGTGATAGCTGGACCCAAGCCCTTTAGGCTTGGATCGGTCACATTTATCGGCTCAGCTGCTGTACCTTTAGGGCCAGTTGGTGCAGCGTTTGCTGTAACTCCAGATACGGATGGGATGGTAAATCCAGGCGTAGGTATTCCAGAGTTTGTCCGGTTAGTTCCTCTAAAGAATGATCGATTATTAATCATAGAGTTGCCCTTGGCATCGATTCCAGGTCCGAACGGAACACCCGTGCTCCCACCAGAAGCCAGAGTCTCTTGCTTTGATAGAGCAGTTTCCAACACTGGTCTGAGTCTTTCTCTATCTAACGACCCACTGGAGGAGTAGAATTTTTGATTAAATTCCTTGCGTTTGCCTTCAAAACCAAGAATCTTCAGGATTTGATCAGACTCTATATTTCCCCGTAATCCTAGAATATCTGTATCTAGGTCGCCAATGGCCTTTTTTAGAGCACTAACCCCTGGGCCATAGGTTTCTTTTGATTTTTCTCTATTTTTTGCAATAAAATCGTCTCTTGTTCTCCTCTGAGCTTCCTGCCTAGCAAGAAGTTCACCCTCTGTCCCGCTAGTCGACGTATACAGACCAACATCAGCAAACTTTTTACTCTTAATGTACTTATTAACTGCAGCAAGACCGGCCTTACCGCCACCAGCTGCATCGAAAATAGGGTCCAAAAGCTGAGCAGCTTCCTCGGGGCTATATAACCCACTCTTGGAAACAGTACCGACAGCACCAATAAGAGATTTTTTTAGGGACTCATTGTTACCAGCAAACACATCCGCAAATCCGGCATCAAGGATTCCCCTAAAAGTGGCCTGATAATCAGAGATGCCTTGGATTCTCTGATCCTTTAGATTATCAACACCGGTGTTGATAATGTCTTGGACGTCGGTAGCCTTTGCCCCAGCGCCTACAAGAGTCTGGGTGGCCCCCTTCAGCTGATTAACATTTTCGGCTTGAAGATCAACACGCGCAGCCTCGATTTGAATTTTTTTCTGCTTTTCAGCGTCTTTTTTCTCTTTTTCCGCCTGAGCTGCAGCGTCAAATCCAGAAGAAATGGCACTACCGATACCAAGAACAGCGCCGGAGATAAGACCAAGCGGTCCCGGTAGGAAAGAGGCAACCATAGAAGCCATACCAAGCCCGGTAGTTAAAGCACTACCACCAGTGCCAGCCATGCTACCGAGAGCTAAGGCTCCGCCGCCAAGACCGACTGCTGCACGGCCTCCAGCAAATCTAGAGCCACCCACTTTACCAGCTGCTGCCAGTGCAGGATCCTGAGCCAGTGCTGTTGGCTTACCGGCCTTAGTAGTTTGACCTTGAACAGCGCCGATCATTCCAGACCTGCTGTAGATTCCCTGCTTCATAATAACTTGGTCAAGCTGCTTTTCAAGCTGCTTGAGTTTTGCAGCAGACATACCGGCATCTCTAGCCATTTGAACTAGTAGAGCAGCTCGCCTGGTAGCCTGAGCTTGCCTTACTGTTTTCACAAATTGATCGCTAACGCCCTTGACAGCTGCGCCGGCACTTAATCCTTCTTTTCTGAGACCTTTATATCTTAGTGTAGCCGTTGTGGTTACTACAGCAAACTTGGTCATAGCTGCGGAGGTTTTTCCGATAGCACCAAACACGTTGCCAACAATTCCGGCCATAACCATTAGAGTAGTTTTAGCAACGATGATGGCCAAACCAACTGCAAGTAACGCACCGTGAATACGTCCCCAGAAATCTAAGACTGGCTTTAAAGGTTTAAGAATGTATTCCGTGATTACCGTAGCAATCTGGTTCAGGGTATTAAAGAAGGCCTCTAGGGCACCCGAGTCCGAGAACTGAGCAAACATCTTTACAATACTAACAAGCATTGCAGCAAACTCTGGACCAGCCTTAGCGCCATCCTCAAGCATCTTTTTAATAGGCTCAGCGGCACCCTTAAGGACGGTCCAGAACTCACCGATTTCTGGCATAGCAGCGATATCAAATAACGGCTTTAGTAGAGTTCCAATAGAACTAAGCATTGTAGTAGCATTTTGAGTTGTAGCCTTAAGCCAAGAGGCAAACTGAGTGTTTCCAGTGAATGACTTAAAGCCATCAGCAAGTTTTTGAAGCCAAGATAGAAGAACTCCTCCGGCCCCAGCGTTTATGTTTCCGCCAGGGAATGTTGCATCAAGAACATTCTTTAGTCCACCAAAGACAGTACTAAAAGTCTTACCAAGCCTTGAAGCAACTTCACCGGATAGATTTAGGAACGACTTAAGTCCCGAACTATTTCCCCACATTTGGAACCGAACGCTAAGGGTGTCAACCCACTTAACAAACCTATCAGTAAGAGGCTGAGCAGATTTAAGAGCGCCTAGTAGGCCGCTAAAGGCATTACCAAGAGCTCGACCAAATGTCTCAATGACTGGTTTAGAGCTCTTGAAGAATGAGTCTAGCTGCTCCAAAGTTCTAGGCATTGTGAAAGCGTCAGCAAAACTCTTGGAAGCATTTCCCATTGCAGTTCCAAGAATGTTTAATCCAGACTGTAGGGTAGGAAATGCTTTATCAACTAGAGTCTGAATAGAGGTCTGAAGAATAGGCAGGAAGCCGCTAGCCGCCGCCTCTTTTAGCTGATCCATTAAAGGTTTAAGGGTGACTAGGTACTTAGCAAAAGCTTTTTGCGACTTAGTCAGGGCGGCCAGCGGGTCAACGGTACCAGAACCGGCAGGACCTTTCTTTAGGTCCTCGCGGGCCTCTTTGTTTCTAGCCTTTGCTCGACGGTAGTTTAGTTCAGCCTGTTGAAATTGTAGTTCAGTTTCTCGACGTACTCGGCTGTCCGGCGGCAGGTCCTGAACGCGAGCAAGCTCTTCACGAGCCTTCTCTAGGTTTATAGCAGCTTCTTCCTGAGAAAGAGCCGCCTCTTCTGCATCAAAGCGCAGGTTTCTAAGCTCACGCCTGGTATTTCTTAGGGCTCCTTGTAGTTTTTTCTGCGGATCTAGCATTGCAGATACCGCTTTGCCAACACCACCAAGCGCAACTCTAGCAGCAATCATACCAGCGCCCATGCTGGCAAACGCGCTACCTACTGCTATTAGAGAGTAGGCAGCTTGGCCGGCTACGCCAATTAGAGACAGCAGACCGCCACCAAGCGAGCCGATAGACCCACCGAGGACGCCAAAAAGCGCTTGCAAGTTGTAGCTAACGCGCTGCAGAGAGGCAAATGCACTAGCGGCCATTTCAGAGTCATTCTTAGTTCTATTCAGCGCAGAACCCATGATGCCAATAGACCTGCTCATACGCTGCAGAGTGTTCTCGTCTTTGTGCCACTTGTTGCTTATAAGAATACCTTTTTCAAAACCGCGGCGCATGTTTTCTAGGGTGCTGGCAGTCATGTCACGCTGGTCTAGACGAGTGGCAAACCGGCTGTGCTCGTGACTGGCTCTTTTTAGGAAACTTTCGTAGTTGGCCAGCTTTTGGGCATTGCGAGACTTATTAAGTTTTAGTTCTTCGTCATCGAGGCGACCTGAGTAGTCCCTGAACCTAGTCATAAGGTTCATAATATGGGCTTCGACTAGCTCATGCTTACGCTTACGTCTGTCGGCTACTTTTTCGCTAAATTTCGCATCTTTTTCTTTGCGCTTAGCCATATCTTCCATCATTTTAATTTGCTCTGCATTGAAGACTTCTTCAATACCAGCCCGCTTTAAAATGTCTTTTAGCTGCTTTTTAGATATTTTATCGCCGCTTCTGGCGACTTCTTCTTGAACTTTTTTAGCGCTCTCAGCGCGCTTACGCTGCGCCTCAGCGGTTTCTTTTTCAGTTTTGGCTATAGCTCTAGCCCGTTTTTCGGACTCTTTCGTGTCAGCAACAACTTTTACGTAAATTTCGGCAAGTTGATTTCTAAGGTCGGCCATACTTTGTACTCACCTCCTAACCAATCGGTCCATCTAAGATTGAGCCAAAAGGCTTAATCTCGTCCCCGACGATCGGGGTAGCTTCAACAAAGGCTTTAGTAGCCTTTTGCTCCCTAGGACTAAACGGTTGAATTATTTCTTCCGGCTCGTCCGTAGAGCTGTCCAACTCTGCATCAAAGTCCCTATAGGATTGAGATGATTCTCTCTCCTCAGAGGCGTACCTGTATGTGTAGTTGTATACTCGGCTATAGAAACTCTTTCTGAACTCATCTTTGTAGATGGACTCTTCATTAGTAGAGTATCGATAGTCGTCCTCAAAGAAGTAGTGAATTACGTCTAGCATGTCTGATGCATCCATCTCTGCCAGACGTAATCCATGCGCTAATCCTTTGCCATTAACATATGGCCAGAGGTGCATCCCCCAGTCTAGGAGGCCTCTGGCTGCGCTTCCGGGCGGCTTGTGTACTCCTCGATCAACCAAGCTGAGATATCAGTCAGTGTTTCAAGAGATACAACAGTTTCCTTGCTGTCTAGCAATGCGTCGAAACGAACCATGCTGTCGTGGTTAAGGACACTGCGGAAAAAGCGCAGAGTTACTGCACTAGACTTTACAACGTCATCCGACGCTGAGTCCGAAACGATCTCTAGCAAAACCTTGCCCTGGATCGACGGGATACAGGTGAACTCTTCACCATAAAGTTTGAATACGATTGGTTCAGCATTGGCGCTATCGCCCGAGCCGAAATCTTTGAATCTAGCCATCTTTGTATTTTCTTCCTAATAGACAATCAACCCGGACTATCCAGGCAGATATATATATTTTACATTATCCGTGAGGAAGCGATTCGGACGAGATCCAGGATGTTTGACTCGTTTGGTAACAATAACCATGGTTCCGCCCTTCGGCACGAACTTCAAAGCACCAGCGGGATTCTTAGGCAAGATTAAGTGGGGTCTAGTGCCCTCGTGGACATAAGGCGCATACGAGACAGATGTACCTATTCGTATAGTCTGGCCCTTAGTGTAGCGTTCGTGACGATAGACCTTGATAGACCTTTTAAGTCTTCCGGCCGTTGGACCGCTCCCAATCGGAGCTTGATTCTTTGCGTGGCGAGCCATACGTTTAGCTCTTTTGTATAGCTCTACGCCCAGCTCACCTTTAGGGTTGTTTAGTACTCGATCCAATACTCTCGTATTGATCTGCATTCTCACCTTAGCCACTATGGCACCGCCAGCGTAAGCTCCATGCTGACAATCTGAAATCCGCCCTCGGGCTCAAGTACGTCAACGTTGGCAATAACACCAAGTCCGTAGCTTCCATCGTCCCACTGGTCAAATAAGTTTAGGGACATCATTAGAACCCAGGCGTCGATGGACGAGATGTAAGAAGCTTCTTCAATTTTTTCTGCTGATGGCGGACGTCCGTTAACGCCAACAACAGGGACACCGCGAGCAATACTGATAGTAACAGTTGCGGTTCTAGGCATGTTACAACGCATAGGCTCACTTACTGGAGAGCCTGGAGCGCCTAGGTATAGGGAGTTTAGGGAGACCACGACCTGATCACAGTCGACAACAGGGGTCCCCATTGTCCAGTAACGACGATTAGGCAGTGGAATATTATATGACTGAAAAACGGAGCATACCTTTTCAAGTATTCCGTTCATCATATCTCTCAGATTGAGAGCATCCTCATGGATGTCACTAATATCCACTGCCATCGCCATTTTGGTTATTCTCCGGCTTCTTCAGCAGCTGGCTCTTCAGCAGCAACAGGTACAACGACCTCTTCTACTACAGGAGCCTCTACTACAGCTTCGACCTTCTTAGGGGCAACCTTCGGAGCAGCAACCTTCTTAGGGGCTACAACCTCCTGCTTTGCACCACCAAGCATGTCTTCTGCACGGAAGTTTGTCTGAATTCCTGACATTACTTACCTATCTTTCCTAGTTGTACAACTTGATCTGGAGGTTACCAGTTTCAAGCTCCGATACGGTCTCAATACCACCAACGGTCTTTGTCGCGTATAGGGTCCATGTGCCTGGGTCAACCATTCCCAGTGTTTTGTAAGCGTCATCGTATGTGACGCTGAAAGACACAGACTCTGCAGCGACGTTAGTTGTTACGTAGCTAGAGTCAATATCTAAAGCCTTATTTCCAGAGTTGTTTCTAATAGTTAGAAGTGGAGTCCAACCGGCCTCATCGAAGAAGATGGAAACGTCGGCCCCAACTTTGCCAACCGAGGTCCACGAAGCAGCCGTAGTTTTGACAACACTTATGTCAAAGTTTGCGTTAGCTGCTAGAGCCAAACTCTTCGGGGTGTAGCGGCGAGCGCGAGGAACGTCAGGCGAGAAGACACGAGACTTAGCGCGAGCCTTGTCTGGGTTTACGGTCTTTAGGAAAAGGTCAACTGCGTAGAGTCCGGTGCGGACGTCGTCAATGAAGTCCTGGGAGTCTAGAAGTGTGTAGGATACGCCCTGGCGAGAAATGGATGTTACGCGCTGGGGCAGGGCACAATCTTCGTCTCCAGCCCAAAGCTTTGCAAACTCCATAGCAAGAGTACGAGCAGCCATCTTGCCAGAAGCAGGGATAGTAGAGCCGTAGGTGTAGGTGATCTCAACGTTACAAGGAGTCCAAGGAACTCCGGCGGCAGCCTGAAGAGTGGAGTGGTCTACTAGATAGTAGCTGCTTGGATCAAGAATACGGCCGTCACGGGTGCGTACAGTGTGGATCTTAGTTACAGGACGACCGCGCAATCTAATGCGGGACTCGGGAGAGAGGCCATCCGAAACCAACTCAGCGTATTCCTGGAAGTCGGTAATCGGGATATTGTAAACTTCACCGGCAATAAGAACGCCATAGTAGTTTTTGGAAGAAGGCCCCATGCGGTAAGCGCGCTTAGCACAGACGTAACGCTCAGTTACAGTGACTTCGCCAGTATACTTACGACCAGACATTGCCCAGAGTAGGAATGACGCAGTCTCGCAAGCCTCCTGAGCGAACTCAGTGTTTGCATAACTACCCAGCTCACTCGGCTGGATCCATAGTGCAGTTCCCATAAGTCTTTCTTCCTAGATATGAATCTGGCGGCGTGCTGGCATGTCTCGCACACCAAGGCACGCCGCCTTCATCAGTTTCTGCTATTAAGCAGTTGGGTCTTCGTTAGAAGCGATAATACGGTCCACGGTGTTGTCAGCGTTGAAGTTGACGTTACCAGGAACGTTGTATGCCGTACCAGAGCCCTGAGCACTGAAGTCAGTGACTGCGGTGTAGGCAGGGGCTTCAGCAGCAATCGGGTTGATAACTGTAACTGCAGCACCAGTAGGAGCAGCAGTCGAGCTAACAGCATTAGCAACCTTAGCGTAGCTGAGGGTGTTGCTTGTACGAGCCGACACAGTTACGTAGCTAGCACCAACGGTGTTGAATGTCTCATCGATACCCGAAACCAGAATCTGGTCACCAACGGAGATGGCGTTAGCCGAACCGGTGTAGGTAAGGGTGGCAACGTTGCTGGTAAGAGCAATGTTGGTGACAACGAACTCGTCGGTAGCTGAGCCATCGGTCCAAGTGTAGAAACCGTTTAGACCAACTGGAGCCCAAGTGGTACGTGCGTAAGAGTAAGGACGCTCTGAAGCAACTGGGAACTCCCAGCGGCCGTCAGGACCCGAACCGAACTCAACGTTTCCAAGGCCGTAGCCTTCGAATGTAGTTGCAAGCATACCGTTTTCGATTACGCGGTCGCCCGACTGGCGGAGCTTAGCGTATGGGAATACCCAGTGGAAGTAAGGAAGAGTCGAGCTCTTCTTACCGTCCTTGATAGCGTGTGACCAAGCTTCGATAGCAACACCGAAACCAGCAGGGTCATCGCCAACGCCTGGAGCGGCCCAACCGATTGACTTGTTGTTTGGGTTTGCGTAGGTGCCTAGGTTCTTGCGAAGAAGTAGACCGCCCGAGATTAGGTTGCTAAGTTCTGCATCTGGTTCACAGATAGCAAGTTCCATGGTGATACGCTTTAGAGTGTCTGGAGACTTGTAGGTCACACAAACAACGCCGTTAGCGTTCTTTTCTGTGATCTCGTCGCCCTCTTCATACTCTGGGGTGAAAGATACACGCATGAAGGCGGAAGTTACGTAACTGTCGCCTGCAGTTGTGCTTAGTGAGCCGTCGGCGTTCAGACGAGTGACGCGGATCGACACACCCTGAATGCTGGCTGCATATTCTTGAGTAGCCATAAAGCTATTCTCCTTAGGTTAGGCTGTTAGGTCGACCCGAACAGCTAGGTGGATGGATGTGTCAAAGAAAGCCGCAGCAGGGCGGATTGCTTTAACACGCATGTCATTCGCGTTACCCGACACGTCGTAAGCTTGGCTTAGACTGTCGTTTACGATATCGACATCACCGAGGAATACTCGGACGGTGCCAGTAGCGTAAATCCATTTTGCAGAGTTGGTTCCTACCATCTGCACGTAGCCAGTAACCGCTTCTTGAGTACGGTTAGTGGTACTTGAAATCGTGATTGTAATTGTGTCAGCGTCGACCTTAGTGGCAACAGTGCCGGTACCGGTTTGGTTGATATTTGCACCAACAACTGAGTACGTAACTGTGTCTCCAGCTAGAAGGTAGTGAGCAGCAGAGGTGTTAATGGTTAGTGTTGTGCTGCTCGAGATGGTTGCAGTGGCAGCATCAATGCGAGGACCGTTTCCAGTATAACCAGAGCCTACGACAACAGGAGTGCCGCCCATGGTCTGTAGGTGGTCTTTTTCCTTCTCGTGGAAAAGCATGTTTGAGTTGCTTGAAAGTAGTGCAACAATGTCGCGGGTAGCGTGGATAATGCCTTGCTCGCCTGCGTGAGAAGCAGATGCAATTCCGTGCTCAAGGATAGCCAAAGCACGCTTTGCTGAAAGTCCAGTACCATCCAATACTGACACGCCCGAAGAAACTAGTGCGCGGTTTCCGTGAGACTCGCCAATGCGAATGGCTCCATCCCAAAGCTCTTCTTCAACAGCGCGCTGGGTGGCAGCGTCACACTGACGCTTGATTCGCTCTAGGCGGTCAAGACCTAGAAAAGCAAAAGTTGAACGGTCTTCTTGGACCTCAACAAAGAAAGGTTTGATTTCGTCGTAGTAGTTTACGTTACCTGCACCAGCAAGCTGGATCTCGGTACCATCGGTGTCATCTACGTTGTAGAGAGCGTATAGGTCTGTTTCCCATTCCTGAGAGAAACCACGGATCCAACGATTTTCTTCAGCTGTAGTTGTGTCAACTACAGCGAGTAGGCCAAATGCCGAAGGCACAATCTTCGGTGCTTCGATAACACCGTTCTTTGGAAGAGCCACTTCTGATCCTTAAAGTTTAAAAGTCTATTTGATTTCGTATTGGGGGACCCGTTTCCGGGCCCCCCTCAACGATACTGCTATTTCTACTAAGGCTTAGAGCTCGATAGTAGCGGCAGCAGTGTTGCCTGTGGTGTCGCGTAGTGCAGCAGCAACACCGTTGATCGAGATGGTCGAGGTGATAGCGAGAGACTCGATACCTACCTTTGCGATACCTTCGAAGGTTTCGATGAACATCTTGTAGTCGTTTGTACCGACTAGTGTGCTGTCGCGGATGATACCTAGGTCAAGAGTACCACCGTCGAGGAACAAGAATGTACCCTCAGCGAATAGGAACCACTTGAAGCTGTCTGGGAACTCAAGCAGAGCTGCAGCCGACTGCGATCCAAAGACCGAAGAAGGCGAAGTGCTGTTTGTGTTGTCCATAACAGGGGTGATGGTAACGTTGCTGTGCGATAGGTAACCGTCGATTTCTGACTTAGCAACCGAAAGGGTTCCGTCACCAGGCATCGATAGGGTTAGGTCAGCAGCCATAGCATCGTACACCCAGAAAGGAATTACAGCCTGTAGCTGAGTGCTTGGGTCGATGCGGTGACGGCTACGGTAAGCAACTGCAGCGCGGCGGATCTGAACTAGGAAGTCACGACCAAAACCGATTAGGTTGGTGGTTGTAACAGCAGTCGAACCTGAGTTGATCTTGCTTACTAGGTACTCTTCAGCCTCACGAGCGTGCTGAACTAGAGCTAGCTCGTTGTGACGAGAGATTAGCTCTGGGTAGGCACGGGTCATTAGGTTACCGAACTGTAGCTGCAAGGTTACAGCGTCAGTCTGAGCGGTCTGCTCGGCAGCGGCAGTAACGGTCAACGAGCTCTTAGCTGCTGGGCTAGGAGTTTCAGCTGAGTCGTTTGCTGAGGTCCATACGCTAACAGCGTTGTCGTAGGTACCAGCTGCAAAGCTAGGTGGGGTTACGAAGCGTACACCACCACGGTCAGCCTGGAACTTCGGAAGCGAGTCGCGAAGTGGGCGGACAGTAGTCGAACCAATACCGTAGATGTCGTACTTAACCTCGAATGGTGCAGCGTGACCACCAGAAGCAACAAGTGCTTCCTGGCCTACAACGGCATCAATCTTAGCCTGGTTCTCTTCTGGGTTGGTTCCGAGGGTGCGCTCCTCTGGGTACTGAGTGGTTAGGGAAGCAACGATGTGCTGCTCTCCATCTCCACCGTTAACACGACGAAGCGAGTGGATACGCTTTTCCATAGCCGAAGCTACTTCGTACATGTCATTGATGGTGCTGCCAGCGGTGTAGCCAGGAATGTCGGCACCAGCGGTAATTGCTACCTTAGCTGGCTCCGAAACCTGGAGTACAGGCTGACGGTCAGCTGGGGCCTCGAAAGGCTGTTCTGCTGCGGCGGTCACGGGGGCCTGCTCTTCCTGCTCTACTACTAGAGCGTTATCGGTTTCAATTGTTTCTGCTTCTGCCGAGAACTCTGTCTCAACTTCAGCTTCGGTCTCAACGACCTCCTCCGAAACCACGGTGGTTTCTTCGGTTTCAACAGAAAGCTCTACAGCTTCTGTTGGGGTTGCTTCTTCAACAGCTTCGTCAGCAGCTGGCTCTTCAGCCACAGCTTCCTCAACTACAGTTTCAGCAGCGATTTCTTCTTCGTTCGAAAACTCAGAACCTTCGATCGCAGTAGTAGACGCGTCAGCAGACTCGGTGGTGGAATAAGACTTCATGTCTTTCTTCTTCTTTTCCTCGTCCTCTTCTGCAGGAGCTTCTTCAACTACCTCTGGAGCTTCAGGCATTTCGCCATCTTCTTCCATAGGCATGTCTTCGGCTGGCTCGGCAGGAATTTCTTCCTCCATGCCATCCTCCTGGACATCCTCGCCCTTTACACGCATTGCAGCTTCAGCAGCTCGAGATGTGAGCTCCTGCATAGCTGCCTCGCGGCGCTGAACTTCACCTTTGACGGTGTCCAGCATATCGGCTAGGGTTGTCATAGCGTCAACTGACTCGACAGAAGTCTCCTGGGACTCGAACGATTCAAACTCGCCTACGATAGCTTCTTGTAGAGCTGCGACTTGTTCGTCGTTCAGCTCAGACAGGCTATCAACCTGCGACTTGATCTGGTCCACTGATCCTCCTAAGGACAGTTGAGTGGGAGTACTTCTCCCACCGCTTGGGTCAAGGTAAAGGGACTACATGCACGGGCGCATGAAGGCACTCCACCTATAAACAATTGTACATTGTTTTTGTTTTGTTGATTTTAGGTAAGTAGGCGTAGCATTCGAGCCATCTGCGAAGAGATGTCCGATTGGCTATAGAGGTCACTTCCGGACATAAAGCCCTTCAGTTCTTCCGTAGCCTCAGCTGCGTCATCTTTACCTATTTTCTTCTCCACCCTCTCGACCATATTTTCCATAAGGTCTTTAAGTGCTGGAGGAAGATCTGAGAAGCGTACCTTTTGCGCTTGGTTGGTAAAAGGTAGCGGTAGATTAGAGATTACTTTGCCAAGCTCTGCAGCCGTTGAACGTACATTCTCTAGTGAAACTTTGTTTAGGGAGCCTTCGTCTAGTCGGTCCAGAATGTTTAGAAGCTCGCTGCCGGCCTTAGCCGCATCCGAGTAGTCACCAAGACCTGTGATGTTTTCTACTTCTTTAATCTTTTCTACTACATCCTGTAGACCGGAGTCGCCTAGGTCTTGGCTCAAGCGAGCTAGAACCTGACGGAAGCGTCCCTCTATGTCACGCGGTTGATTCTTTCCTGGAGTGAATTTGTATCCTCTTACTGCTGGAGCACCGTCTTCAATGTCTTCAACAATCTGGTCTACTACTTCTTCTTCAGGAATCATGTCCTCAACCGCGAAGGTTTTTCCCAGGGCCTCCTGAGCCGCAAGTAGACGAGACTTCAGGTCTTCAGCACTTGCAGTGACAGCATCAGATGCAGCTGTCTTCCACTCTTCGGGAACTAGGTGACGGACGTTTAGCTTACGAGCACGCTTTTCAATGTGCTTGCGAACTTTAGCGCGGTCTGACTCTTTCGAACGACCGTAAGCTTGAATAGCGTTTTTAAGGTCTTCAACGTCACGGATCGGGTAAGAGCCGTCGTCTAAGGCTTTGCCTTCTTCAGCCAACTTCATACGCTCATCACGAGAGATGTAGCCAAACTCGGTCTTGGCTTCGTCAACCTTAGCCTTGAGAGACGCTACACGGGCTTCAAGTTCTTCTTTCGGAGTAGTGATTCGCTCCAGCTTGCTGATTCGAGCCTGCATTTCGGCAACAGGATCAGCCTTTAGTTTAGCTAGAGTGGCGGCACCTGCAGCAACTAGAGCCATAACAGCACCAGAAGCAACACGAGCGCGAGCGATTGGGAATCCAGGAACGTTTACCTGACAAACTGCAACAAGCTCAAGCCCACCGCGGATTGGTCGCCAGTCACCTGAAGGAGCAGATGCGCGTAGTGCGCGGATCTGTTCAGGCTGAGCGGATGGACGTAATGCTCCAGATACCCAGATGCCGTAAGCATCTTCACCAGCGTGAACGTCTGCGATTGCAGAGCCAGTGTCGTCGTAGTGCTTGACCGCTTCCATGGCAGAAGCCTCTAGAGAAGCGTGTCCGCCAGCAAGAGTTAGCTGACCTACTGGAACATCTGAACCATCGTCGGCGCGGCAAACACCGGTGTGGAAGTAACCGTAGTTGCTACGACTACGAGGAGGTTTAGTGCCATAAGCTAGACCAATGTGGTTGGTGTCCCATGAGGCGATGTGGCCATATACACGGCCATTGTCATCAACTGTCAGCGGGGTAGCTTTCTTCAGTCGTGGGTTATCGAACCACTCGCGTGGTGGGACGACAGGGATAGCGCCGGCAACCATACCGCAGGCAACTAGTGCCTCGGCATCTGCAGCGTCTACGTCGTCTACATAGATTCCATCAGGAATCATAGTGTCCTCCTGGGTAGTCGGTAAGCCACCCTCTATTAGTGTGATAGAGCATTCTTGGAAAGCGGGCTTAGGTACTATTGTAGCAGCCATTACGCGTGCTTTATTTATAGTAATCTTCTTCTTTCCTACGTGCTTATCATCTTTTTCAGAGTTTTCTGGGCTTACGTCTTCTTTTTCTTCTGTTGCTTCAAACTGATCCATATCAGCTGAAATACCACGGATAAATCCGTTACGAACTAGGCGTTCTGCCTCTCGACCATACGCTCCGGTGTCGAACATGCCATAGGCATTCCCTAAACCATCTTCCACGCGCTCAATGCTGTCAATACGGCCAACAACAACGGAGCCATCATGTCCATCAGCAGTTTTAATCTGCCACAAAAGCGGTAGAGGAAGATCTCTCCATGTGATAGAGCCCTTCTTAAACTTTCGACCATCGCCGGACTCCATACCCTCAGGGATGAGTAGTGGGATGTAGAACTTAGAACCATTCTCAGGTAGCCCGGTAGCCACAATACCGAAACGCTCGCGAGCATCATCGGCCTTGGCTGCAATTAGAGCATTGTCAATAGTCTGAGCGGTAGAGTTAATGTACTCGGTGCTGAATAGGCCGCGTGACCCACCCTTCTTGCGACCATAGACTTGACGGTGACGTTTGTCTCCAGTCCAAACACCATTCATCTCCTTGTGGCGGAGGGCACAGTATCCCTTTGAGCGAGGGCCCATGTATTTCGATAGGTTCTTAACGCAGCGAGACCAGTCGCCGCCCATCCCCCAACGGATCTTTGCAGCACCCTTACCGACGGTCCAATACTTGCGAAGCTTCTCCGCTTGCCCCCTGTTACGGTCCAAACCGCCTGCAGCTACTACAGAAAAAACTGCTTTGAGATTGGCGTCAAAATCGTTGTTTTTGTCTACAACCTCAAAGAACGCATCGCCGTAGGTATCAATGATTTCCTGCTGAGGCCCCCACAAAACCATGAGTAGGTGGTCAACACTAAAGACGCCGGACGCAGTCATAGTAGCATCGTCTACCTGAAGAAGAACTTCGTTTAGAGTCTTGCTGTCTAGAGGGATTACTGGAGGAGGAGTGGCAGATTTTAGGTCATTGATTGTAGCCTCATCGCGAACCCACTTGCCCTTATCACGCTTGTATGCCATAGGCGAGTTAGAAGTAGAACTGGCCGGTACAATCGAGATCAGGTCCAATACAGCACGCGGGTCATCTTCTGCAACAACCGCAAAATATAGCGGCTTTACATCTGAAGTTTCTGGAGTAAGTTTCTTTGACTTTACTGCTTCTGATTTCGATGCGACAGGCGCGGCCACGATCGGACTAGCCCAATCACTATTAGGCTGGTCATCCTTACGACGCTTTGTGTTTAAACGCCAACGCTTTAACAGCGGGTGGTTATATACTTCTTCGTCTTCAGGCTCTTCTGTTTCTTCAGGTTTTTCTTCTTCAGAGCCTGCAGCAGCAAGAGGCTTAAAAGATGAACGCTGCTCCTGGACCCAAGCTGGCCAGTTGTAAAGAACGTCATGTAGATCGTCCTTTGTCATTGCTGGCAGGGTTCCGTCCAGCTGAGCGTAAGGTTGATCAATAGGAGTGCGTGGCTCACCTAGGATTCCAGAGACATCTAGAGGCTGGTCAAAGTCGGTGAGAGGTAGAGAGTCTTCAAGCTGTCCGCCCTGACTTCCAACAGCATTAGGCTGAGCGGAAGCGCCGGACTTGCTACCCTGAGGAGCAAACCTACCACCTGTGTTGCGTCTCTGAGCGGTTGCATTCTGAGAGCGCTCTTCTGGGCTATAGATGTTGTCGGTTGGATTAACGCCAGCAGCGGTCATCGTGTAGTCAATGAACTTCCAGTCAAGTTCGTTTGCAGCAAACATAGTTAGAGCGGCTTCTTCAGCGTCAATCTCTGCAACAGAGATGTAGCGATCAGGGCTCTGGTGTTGTTTCGCAGCAACAATAATGGCTGAGTCCGGGTCAATAGGAACGTGAGCTTTTTCAACTAGGTCATATGGGTCGTCTAGTGCTTTGTCATATACATAGACATCGCCCTGAATACTGCCCAGGTCATCCCAGCAGCCGTCATCCCAAACATAGATTGAGCCGTCTAGGTCAACTTTATATAGTCGGTCTATTCCAGAACCATCCATACGAACACGAACTAGGAACTCTGGTGCTGAGGCATAGTCCAAATTCATAGCTTTATTGAAAGACTCTAGGTCTGGCCCGGCTACTGAAGCAGTTCTAGGCTTCTTGTCTTCACGCTCAACAATGGCCTGAGCCCAGCGCCATGCTACGTCCCCACCCCAAAGTGCCCATGCGATACGGCCGTTGCTAGGGAAGTTATCCTCGCCTGGTCTCCAGCCTTTACCCTTTTTGTCAACTTCGTGACGAGGGAAATACTTGGCAATGTGGCGAACCTTCTCGATTCCGATCTGCCCACCGCGTGCAAGCGTGCGAGCAGTATTCAAACCAACGGGAGTGCCGCCACGCTTTTCTTCTTTTCGCCATTCAAGTGCTTTTTCAGCTTCAGCTTTTGCACCCTTAGGAATGGTGTACATCCTACTGGATCCACCCGCTGTAACAACTTTAATGTCTAGGTCAATCAAGGATGCGCTAGCTAGTTCCAGGCTTACGGCACTTTGCTCTGAAGAACTCTCGTCCCAGTCGTTAGATGCGGAGAGTTCAGAAACAGTGCCAGATTTTACAACTAAGTTGTGGGTAGTATCAATTACTACGGCTTTCTCACCTAACGCAAAGAGCGCAAGGGATCCAGAGTTTCCCAAATACATAGGGTCTTTTTCTGAATCACTCATCTATAAGTTCCTCCGACGGAGCATAAAAAACAGAGGCATATGATTTAATAGCCGTGAGTCTATTGTATCAGTATTGATGTTGCTGTTATTTTGTTAATCGTACTTCAAAGTGTAGGGAATACCACTCTTAGTAAGTAGGTCTATTGTGGCCTGACGTTCCGACGGGTCGCGGAAGTTGTCCATGCGGATCTCAATGGGGGCAGCTACAGCAGGGATCTCTTCTCCAGGCTCCTCGACACCAAACCAAGAGTTCATTAGCTTAGCAATTTCTTCTCTATAACGATCAGCACTATTAGGATTTTCACGCATCAGACGGAGTTTGTTCTTGATAGCGGTGGACTGGTAGTCCGTAAGGTTCTGGCCAGCTGGTCCGGTGAGTTCCCCGCTGTCTAGGGCTGAAGCAAGATCTACTTCAGAAATGTATCCTTTTAGCGGGTCAAACTTCTTTGGAGCGGAACTTTCGGAGACCTGGTTAGCGGCTGTCTGAGCATCAACATTCTTGAAGAAATCGGTAACGCTACGTTCGATTCTAATAAAGTCATTTTTATTTAGCTTCCTAGTCAAGTAGAGACCATTCGAGCTACGTAGTCGGCTAAGTGCTACATAGACCTGTCCAGCAGCAAAAGGGCTATTTTGAGTGAGAATATCTCCATTATCAGAGTACTTAATCGAATAGTCGACCACAGCTGAGTCCATAGTGGCTCCCTGAGACTTGTGGGTAGTCATAGCCCATCCTGGCATCAAAGGAATCTGAGTATAGGTAGACAAAACTTCTTGAGTAGGTCCCTCAACGATGTTCTTCTCTTCTTCAATCTTGGTAGATACGCCGTATTCTACATCTTCCCATGTGGCAGGAACTACTCGGTGCTCCTTGTCGCCAATCTTTACATAGATAGCAATAGGGGTCTGGCCATCTTCGCCTTCAGCATATTCAAATCTTGTGATTACGCCCTGACTTCCGTTTACCCATCTGGACTCGTTCGGAAGGTTGCCTCCAGCAGATTTGCGCTGCTGTGCGTCATCGTTCTTGATAAACATTACCGGCTCACCGATCTTGTATTCCATTTCCTCTTTAGGTAGACCGCCATTTCGAACAAACGGCTTAATGTCAGAGCCTTCTGGAGCGTCAATGGTAGCAGTAAATTTAACTGCTTCACCCTCAAGTTCAGCAAACTTTTTCTTGTTGATCTCGTCTGCGGCAGCATTTGTAGACACCAGGTGGATAGGCTCGGATGTGACACCCTCTTCAGCATCACGCTTGCGGTTTTTTTCGCTAATCTCCCACAGCTTCTCCATGTCTTCCTGAGTCACCTCAGCGAATCGAGCCCTCTCCCTTAGGAACTGCTCGAACCAGGCATCATCCTCTGCGCTTTGACGCATAGACTCAGTCAAGTTGTGAACCTCAAACGCCGAAGATGCCCATGAGTTAGCACTTAGGAAGTAGTCATCAGCATAAGTCTCTTGGAATCGCTGGCGAGGTCCCTGGTTTTCAGGGCTAGAGTCAATACCTACTGGAGGAAGCTGAGCCAAGTCTCCAAGCATAACAATCTTAGCTCCACCAAAAGGCTCAGACATGTTTCCCTTGACAACCCTAAGCATCCTGTCCATAGCATCCATCAGATCTGCTCGAACCATAGAAACTTCATCAATGAAGATGGTGTCTGCCGTGCGCAAAGCAGCCATAGATTTACGGCCCTTGGCAGTACCCATATTCTTGTTGTAAGTCTCGGACGGGCTAAAATCGGTTAAAGGGCCTACTGGAATCTTGAACGTAGAGTGGATGGTAGCTCCCTCTGCCTGAAGGGCTGCCTTACCCGTAGGGGCAATGGTCATAGTCCTTCTATTTTTGGCCTTCTCGCGCTTGTCGATTTCCTTCTTAATAGTGGTCTTACCAGTACCAGCACCACCAGTGATAAAGAATAGGCCGCCTTCACTGCTAACTACAGAGTCAATAGCTGACTTCTGTTGAGCATTGAACGACATCTTAGGACCTTCTTCTTCTGGCTTCGCTCCTGGGCTAACCTCTCCGTCTTCATTAGGCTCTTCCGCATCTCTATCGATCTCAAAGCCGGTAGATGATTCCTCAACGGCTGGCTGGTATCCAGAGATTTTGGATCTATTAAAGCCCTTAGGAACTACAAGACCAGTGATGCTTTCATCCTTAGAAATCCTCTTGTTGAGAACATCTGCTCGGATCTCTTCTAGTACAGCTTCGGTGGCTTCTGCATTTAGAGTAGGTAGTGAAGATAGAATATCAAATGCACGCTGCGGGGTTACCGCACCGTCTTCAGAAAGAAGACGCTCTACTTCTAGAATCTGGCTTTGGGTAGGAGGGTTCTTAGTTACCTTAATCTTTGTGACAGGAGATGCAAACTCTTCTACAGATAGCCCGGCATCTGCCTTCTTACGAGCACGCTTCATTTCTAGGAGCTGCTCAAATGAGCGACCTCCGGCCTCGCCTTGGCCAACTGAAGGCGCGGCAGGGGCAGACGGGGCAGCTTGCTGTACAGGCGCCTGTGCAACAGGTTCTCCAGTGGCAGGTGACTTCACTGCGACGCCACGAATCTTTGCTCGTCTAACTACGTCGTGGTTTCTGAGCGAACGCTCAAGGTCCAGAGCACCGCTTTGGGTAATAAACTTACCGTGAACTAGGGTCTGAATAGCCTTGTACTTATCTTCTGATAGGTAGCCCCACTTCAACAGGGTAGAGGACAAGGTGTTGATCGAGTCCCAGGTAGAGTTAGATATTTGCATATCAGGGGCATGCTCCATAGCAGGCTGTCCATTAGGGACCTGCTGCTGGTTCTGGATAGGTAGAAGCTGGGTTATCGGGGACTCTATCTGATCATAGAGAGGTTCGCCGTCCTCGTTATATCCCTTTAGAACATCAAGTCTAACTACTCCAGGAGAGACAAACTTAGAGATTCGACCCTTGATACCGGTCTCGGTCTGAACAACGTACATCGTATCGCTGATAAGGATAGGCTGGTCACTGAGCTTTATAAACGAGTCAGTAACATTCTCAAAGTCCGCTGGGTCGCGAATCTCGTCAATATATGAGCGAGCGTCATTATATGAATCGTCGGCAGAGGATTGTCCACCCTGAGCGTAGCGGATATTGTTATCGCCAAACTGCGTCGAGATTCTTACTCTAGATAGGTTATCTAAGTTGCCTTCAAACTCTCGGACAACAATCTTCCCGGTGAATACGGCTCTTTCTACACCGTCTTGGCCTACTTCGGTAGTAAAGTCTTGGCTGTATACCTGATAAATCTTTTTGGTCTTCTTGTCCATAACGTATTCGCCTGGGGCAAGCTGCTCAAAGATGTTGTTAGGGTCTGGGTCATACCTTCCGGAGCGGTTGCGCTCGGAAGCCTTACCGCGACCAGACCAAACAACAACGTTAGAAGCCATTTCTTCAACAACGCTAGGGTCAGATAGGTCTTTTCCATTAACTAGATCTTCTTTATTGAAGACAAAGTATGGGTGAACTTCATCTGCGCCCTCAGGTAGAGGTAGACCGCCATCGCGTTCCAACTTCTTAATCTGTGGGTTCTCCTGTGCAGGAGGAACATCCATGATAAAGACTCTTGTAGGTACATAAGCAACGCCAGCGTCTAGCGAAGCCTGGACGCGGTGGTTACCGTCGGCTACATAAGCTTCACCGGTGCGAGGGTTATAGACGACGCTTACCGGTTGGTCGAATCCGTCGCCGTCCTGTAGGTCTTCAACCTTGCGAGCCACGCTGTCCGGATCTTTAGGCTCATTGCCGCGCATCGAACTGAGAGTCTCAGCTGAGACATAACCAACTGTAGAGTTGTAGACACCAAGTCCGCCACCCTGCTTAGACATGTAGTCCTGCAAGTTAGGGTGATAGAAGTTTCCGTAGTTTTCCCCCGCATAGTGTAGCGCCTCGGCCTCTAAGGTCTCTGAAGACGTGTCGATCTCCTGAGGCGGCTCGCGATCAGAGATTAGGTTGATAGCGTTGCGGTTGTGTCGAGCAACGTGAGAAGCATCGTCAAACGCACGAGGAGCGGATTCGTAGGACTTTTCAGAACTATCTACCGACTGGGCCCAAGCTGAAACATCCGGGGCAGACTTACCCTTGTGCAAAACCTTCTTAGTTGTGTTGCTTCTAGTGAAGGATAGAAGAGAGGTGGCTATGCCCCTGTGACGTAGGTCACCGTCAACCGAGATGTAGTCAAGAATCTGGCTAGTCTTTTCTTTGTCCGATATGGTTATCATCTTTCCAACAGATGCCTCAATTAGGGTGTCCATATTGGCAGTGGCAAGGTCAAAGTCGGTGTTCTCTGGGTCAAGAGCAACTGTAGCTGTATAGGTGCGACCATCTGCCTTAGTCGAAGAGATGTATACAAGCGGATAGGAAATACCGTCGACGTCTGTATAGCGTCCGGTGGTTATCTCATTCTTGAAAGGTCCCTCAGATTCAGGTAAGAATAGAGGGGAAGTAGGTGCTGTCCAGCTACGGAAGCTTTGTTCATTAGCTTCAATGTTCTCACCAATAGTGTCTACATTGAATCTGGAGTTATTCTTAGCGTAGGCAAAGAACATCGAATCATAGACTCGTTTTAGGGCCGCCATAGCTGAAGTCATAACGTCGAAGTCTTCAGCGCGCATGGTGGACTGGTACGCAGACTCTAGTTTATCGATGTAGCTGCTGTATTCGCGAATCATTGCCGCACGGGCATCGCTTAGTGGGCGTCCGTAAGGATCTAGCCCATTTCGGTAGAACTCTCTGCGTCGGTTGTACTCTAGGTAGACATTCTCTGACCCAGCTCCCTCATGGTTCTTAGGGAACTTTAGTCGTTGTCCGCCAGAAGACGACTCTTCAACCTGAACGATAGGGCTGATGTTCTTAATGATTGGCTCAACGTTGGCTCCAGCATATTTAGCAAAGAACTGAATAAACTGATCAAGCGGAGATCCCTTAGTAGGGAGCATGCGGCCTTCAACAATCTGGAAGAAGGCGGCCGTAAAGAACTCAGCGAAGCTTTCACCGTCTCCACCCTCGGCAATCTCCGAGATTGGGTGGACACTTCTCCCACCCGAAGTTTGGATTCTCTGAACTACACTGCGAACAAACTCATCAAATCTTGCGCTGTCTTGTTGGCGGTGTCCTAGAATCACTTTAGCCCAGTTGTGCGCATACTCGTGCACCAAGGTGCGTTTCAACATATTCTGAGCGTCAACGCCACCATTAGCGTAGTATTGTCCTACAGCGATTCCAGGTACAGAGCCAGGGGACTCGGAGACTAAGTCAGGGTCAACAACAATGTGACCAATACCCTTATCCGAATCTAGAAGAGAGTATCCATGGATCTCCTCTTCGGTCCCCTGCGTTGTGGCAAATAGTCTTCCAACAGAGAAGGTTTCGCGCTTGGCTAAGGTTACAACCTGAGAAATGCCGCCAGCAACGTTGAAGTCTTCCAGGTCACGCAGCTGGTCAATCGTCTGCTGGATGGCTTCTGGAGAAGCGTCTCCGTTCTTGTAGCGGATGTAGGAGTTTGTGCCTTCAACTTTAAGTACTTCGTAGCGTCGGGCGTCTTTTTTAGCCTTCTCGATTTCCTTCTTAAATCTAATACGCGCTTGCGCCTCAGACACTAGATCGCCAGGGTTAAGACTTATCTGAAGTCTAAACTCATTAAAAGCTTTTTGATCACTAGGGTCCGGGATGTAGCCAGCCTCTTGGTCACTACCGCGCAGGCTGTCTGAGGATCCCTCAAACGCGGCTAGGTTAGCACCAGAAAGCTTGGTGGCTCCATCAAACTCTGGCTTGGTGTTCTCAGGGGGCATTTGTCGAGCCTGAGGCTTCTTGATCCCCATCCTGTTAAGCAGGGAAGGCTTAATAGCAGCCTTCCGACCCTTAATGGACTCCATAAACTCGCTAAACTCTGGAACTGCAGGTTCAGTTCCTTCGATTCTGCTGTATTCCATGTCATAGAACAGTTCGGCAAACTTTTCAGCAGTACTAGTTTCGCCGTAATCAGTGACCCTAGTTTTTTTGAATCTACGTTGGAACTCTTTAGCCAGGTCTGCTTTTTCTTTTTCTGTGAAATTAGACCCTAGTAGTAGTGCATGAACTAGGTGACCGTACTCATGGATCACAGTAGCCAAGTGAGCGGACACTGACCCAGTCTTACCGCTCCTACCGTCTTTCTCATAGACACCAAGAGTCCGCTCAGAAATAATTATGTGCGCACCGTCTTCATCGATGTATGCAGACCCTGTTACATTCTTCTTTTCAGCGAGACGGTCTAATTCTTCTTGAGGCATATAGCGGACATCAATAGGGGTCTCGCCTAGAGAGAATCTCTCTTGTAGTACTTCTAAGGCATTAGACACTATTGCCAAGTCTCGCTTGCTTAGGATGCCGTCTTTTGCGGTTATAGTGGCGTTACCAATACCAAAAACCTTACTATCGGGCAGAGACATAGTTTTTTGATATAAATCAGAGAAGTAATTAAAATCTTTCTCGACATCGATATTGCTGTTTCTAGATGACCAGATTTCACCAAGAGTTAGGTCCGGGTACTTTTTCTTTAGGAAGTCAGAGAATTCCCTGTTAAAGTGTTGTATTTTTTCTTCAGTATCGGTCGGGACGGTGCCCATATCCCTAAGAGCGGAAGGAAGCGGTTGAGACTTAAGTCTTTCAAGGTTCTTGATGTTTTTAGTGACCTGATTCAGATCTAGTACTCTATTTTGAATGGAAGGCTTAGCGCTAGGCTTAGGTAGCGGATTGGCTTCGATGAAAGTGCTGATAAACCTGGCGGCTTCACCACGAGTCATTTGCTTAATCTGGTCGAACAGTGCATTTTGGTGGTCACGGGAAAGCCCTAGATCGTCTAGGTATTCTCCAAAGCCTTCTTTACGAACTGCACCGTGTTGTTTAGCCGTAGACGGGTTGCGCGGGTCAATCGTCTTTAGGAACTTAGCCATACGTTCTGTATAACGACTTCTCATGGCGCTTTGGTTCATCAAATCGCTAGTTCCCGTTGGGTCCTCGGACGCTGCACGGTCCATAGTTGCAGAAGCAAGTTTCCAAGCGTCTTCGGCATCGGCATCGGCTGAGTGCCAACGCGTAGTACCAAATCCCAGGAACTCGGCTACGTAGCCTAGGCTAGAGGTAGGCACAAACTTGTTACGCTCTTTATCAAACCTTTTAGGTCCGTCAGTTCCTTCGTACTCGTTGTACTTAGGTAGGAACTCTTCAGATAGGTCCTTAGAGTCAATGGTTCCACCGATGCGGTAACCCCTAACCCCAGCCTTATCCAACATACGCTGGAGAACCTGAAGGTCAAACGGAACGTTCTGACCGCCAAGAATCGGATCGCGACCCATGAAGTCCATGATCTGCTGAACAGCGTCAGCAATAGACATCTGCTCCGATAACCACTCGTTGGTGATTGGTTCGGTTGTTGGCTTGCCGTCTGGTCCCAGAATAGGCTGACCGTCCTCGCCAACTGCATCTTTGACTAAGTTGTTTGTGGCCCACTTGCCTAGTCGGACCCCATCCTCTACACCAGGGTTGATGTAGATGTTTAGGCGCTCTAGGACCTCACCATTCTGAGTGTTTACAATACCTACCTGGACCACATCATTATTTGTAGGGTCACCATCAAAGTTAGAGATTCCTGTAGTTTCAGTATCAAACCACGAAACCTTTAGGCCCTTAAGAATATTGCGAGTCTCTGCTTTGGTCTTGCCTTCAACCATGCGCGCAACTCGGCCGGTAAATGCTCCTGGAGTCGGCTGACGAGTACTCGAGAATGCCCCTGGCTCATAGGCGTCCGTAGTGGAGTCCATCAACTGAATACCTAGGTCTTCACCAATACCCTTGGTATTCTGAGAAGCAAGCTCCTCTACATCTTTGTTATCGAACTTGCGGTCTTTCTCGTCGATATACCACTTAGAATCATATTTCTTACCGCCATATTCTTCCTCAACTCGGTTGAAGTTTTCTAGGGCATCAAAAATACGAATGAATGCTTCGCGCTCTTCATCTGATACATCAGAGAGGTTTACTTTTCTAGGCTTACGAGGCCCCCTAGGCTTACGCTTAGGTTCTACAGGCTCAACGGCCTCGGCATCTGGCTCTTCTAAAACAGTAGAACCTGGCTCAGCGGTGGTAGACTCACCCTGCTCTACTATAACCTGAGAGTCTTCAACGACTTCGGCCTCTGTCTTAGAGGTGTCCGCATCCTCGCCACCGACCACATCTTCAGCGGTGGTGGTAGTTGCGGCTGGTGCTTCTGGCGAAGGATAGGCCTCAACGACGTACGACTTTTTATATGAAGCAGAGTCCTCTCGACCGTCGTCAAATCGGATAGTAAGTACGATGCGGCCAGCACGGTCTGGGTCCTCATAGACACCGACAACGGTGGCCATGGATTCGGTCTCTTCATCGTATAAACGGTCTCCGACGTTCAGCTCAGAAATCTTCTTTGAGACGCCACCTTCTGGTCGCTCTTGACCGGTTACCACATCTTGAGCTACTTCAGTCTGTGTTTCAACCTTTGTAGTGACCGGAGCCGGTCCTTCTAGACGCTCCTTTATGAGATTAAGGGCAGCGGCTCGATTTTCATCGTTGTTTTTGGTTAGGACAATGGACTTTTTACCATTGTCAGTAACAATAATGAGGCCCCTACTCTCCGCCATTCTAGCGTCAAAGTCTTCAGGAGCGTTGGTCAGAGCGATCTGGCCGAACTTATCAATCGAGTAGTCAACGTTTCCAGTTAGGTTACCGGAGGTGCCGATCTTTCCGAAAGTGTCTTTAGTGGTAGTTTCAGTAGTTACCTGCTTCTCGGGTTTTTTGACTCCAGCTAGTAGATCATTAAGAGCCTTGTTGGCTTCATCAGACATCTCTTTTGTTCGATCGCTGCCTACAAGCTTTTCGGCTTCGCTGGTGTAGACAGCTCCCCTGTTTTGTCCCCAAAGTTCTTGCTTCAGCTTACTTACGGCGTCGTCATAGTTTTTCTGTGCGTCAGGGTTGCCAGCGGCTGTTTGACTGTCGAGACGCTCTTTAAGGGCCTGCATAACGGCAGGGACAACCGTAGACAAGTACTCTAGGTAGATTTCGTGATCTTTTTCTGCCTGCTCGGCGTTCTGTGGAGTCTTGGAGCTGTATCTATACTTTAGGGCTCCAAACTTAGTCTGCAGATCCTTAGCAAGAGAATCTATTACGTCAGATATTAGAGAAGATACTGACTTAGTGTCATCTCCTGAAACTGTAGTGGTAGTTTGCTGAGCGTCCGCAATCGGAGTACCGTCTAGGTTAACGGTTGGTTTGTAGGTGGCAAGTCTCTGAGCGATCTCCTTAGGAGAGCGGTCTAGATCGAATAGTAGGTTAGCTCCTACGGTGTCGGTCTTGCGCCTGGCTAAAATGTCATCAACCGGCATTCCCTTACGGATACGGCTAATGATTTCAGCGTTATCTAGGGTGTTGATAATCTTAGACATAATGTCTTTAGCGGTTTTAGGGGTGGCGGACTCCATAGCCTCTTTAACCTTAGCCTGCTGCTCCGGAGTTAGTAGGTTTATACGGCGGTTAACGCTATCAATCTGGCCAGGTGTGAATACCGACTGAGCAGGAGCGGTTGTGGTGGTAGGGGCTGTAGTGTTTGCTATCGCAGCCTTAAGCATGTCGATGGCCATGTCTGCAGATTCTTTAGTAAGGCTATCCAACATCGCCGTGACAATCTTAGACGTAAAGTTGGTTTCATCGCCAATCTGAGCGATAAGGTCGTCAATAGTTTTGCGCTGCTCGTCGGTAGGCTTGTCGGACTCTTCAGTGGTAGTGGCTGTGGTTGTGGTAGAGCCCTTATCAGCTTTATACTTCTCAATGAGCTTATCTAGATCAGGTTGACGCAGATCTGAGGCCCCGGACTTTTCTGCATAGTCTAGGAAATCATTTTCATCAATTCCAGCAGCTTCAAGAGATCTTCTAGCATCGCCCATTATGGATGCATTCCAAGCCGCGTCCTCGGAACCGCTACCCTTTACTAAGAATAAAAGCTTAGCCAGCCTTTGATCGGTAGTCAGACCTTCAGTGGTGGTTGTCGCTGTGGACGTGGCTTCACCTTCAGGGACCTTACGGACTAAAGTAAGGCCGTCTCGCTCGTCTACCCTTTTCTTTGTCCCATCTTCAAACTCTATTACAACGGATTCAGTATCGACACTAGGATCTATCTGAGGCTTACCGACCTTGGTAATCTTTTTCCACATGCCGTCGACTTTGGCATAGATGCCTTCTTTTAAATCCCTCAGGGTGTCCATAGGGAATGGAGCGGACTCTTTATCAAAAGCCTCGTCTGCAGTTTCTGGCGTATCTACGTGGTTAGGTCCACGAACTCGATCAATCCTTAGGTTCAGGTCTCCCAAACCGTCTTGAGTAAACCTCTCTCCCTTGTAGTTTTCAGTAGGAATAGCCCACGCAATCTCGCCTGGGTTCCTTGGATCAGGAATTATACTAGGCTCTCCAACAACCTTTGTCCAGTACCCCACTGGACTGATAATGTAGTCTCCAACTTGAATATCTACTGGCTTTACATTGTCTACTGTAAACCCGGCCTTACGAGCCGCCTCCGGGTCAGCTTTTGTCTTGGGTAAGGAGTCAAAGTCCGGGGTAGTAGTGGTAGTGGTAGTTGTAGCAGCTGGAGTTCCACCAAGAGCATCACTAACAGCCTTTAGAACAGCGGCGCGGTCTTCATCTTTGTCAGAGTCAACCTTGGTTGAAACGCTTCCAGGGCGGTCAAGTGGTGTGGTTCCCTGAACCGTATACATAGCCTGAACAACAAGGTCAACCTGTTCTTCGGTTAGGCCAGAAATCTTTACAGTACCGTTCTCGTCGACCTCATAGGACGCGGCATCAGTGATGCTGCCCTTGGTGTTCTTAGCCCCAGAGAAGGATGAGCCGGTCTCCTCAGAAGACTCTACCTTTTCCTTAGCCATGCCGGCACGGAGGCTGTCGAGAAACTGCTTAGCCAGATCTTTTTTAGAATCTTTGATCGGTTCGAATCTTACAAACCAGTTTCCGTAATCCCCACCCTCTGGCTTTTCAAAAAATGCGAAAGCTTTTCCGTTACCAGATCTAGTTATCTCGCCTGGTAAAACCTTTGTAATTAAGTCATACGACCGGCTACCCTTTTTAAGACGCCCGCGAGAAAACTTGATTCTTCCGTCAGGCATTATTTCGTAGTTGACGCCCCTAACAACTTCTCCGGTGTCACCTGGATTGGTGGACATCGGAGTTGTTGGGATTACTTCAGGTGCTCGAACCCTCGGGGTGGTAGTTGTAGTGGTTCCGGCCTCGTCACCTGCAGTTTTTGTGGTGGTCCGAGTGGTTTTAGTAGTTGTAGTGGCAGGAGCGGATGGAACTACTTTAAGTTGGTCCTTACGGTTTACCTTTTCAGTTTTACCTTTGGCATTAGTTTCAGCCAACTGCGGGATACCATTCGTAGCATCAACTGCAATAGTTTCAAGCCCACCGTCGGCACGTTGAACTGTAATATTATAACGTTTGCGAATATCATTATTGTCTACTGGAGGTATAGGTTCAGCAGATACAAAAAGCACCTCTTGACGCTTATCGTCTTTACCAGCAATAAGAACATCCCCCGGCTGCATGTTTTTCACAAAACTAGTGAGAACCCCACGCGGAGTCTTCTTCTCTTCTTTTGTTGCTGTCTCTGCAGCAGGAATATCTAGAGTGTCGTCTGAAAGGAACTCTTCTTCAAAAGTGCTGCCGTCTTCGGCCCTAAACTCAATCTTGTGGCCAATAACCACTCCATCAGCTTTTTTGTTAGATTTTTTAGAAACCGTATAGGTCTCTCCGTTGATTACAACAGAGTCACCTTTTTTAACTTCAGAGGCAGAAACTTTGTTAGATTTTGTTTTTTCGGCAGCAACAGGGGCGGCTGGGGCGACTGGAGCCTCTTCTCGGCCAAGCTCGACGTCCTCATTGATGTTGATAAACTTTCCATCAGGACCGTCTTCTCCTTCATCAGGAGTGTCAAAAATAAAGTAACGCTCCCCCCCACGCCCTGGCTCAATCGCCGTAATAGTGCGGTTTTCGTCCCAAGCGCGGATTACGTCTCCGACCTTGAGGTCTCTACCCTTTACGGTCTTTTTAGGGGCTGCCGATTCATCAACTTCAGGAGCTGGAGCTGCCCAAACGGCGGTCTCGGTTTCTGGGTCAGCGTTAGGAATCTGAGAAATCTGATTGTCTTCCCATTTAACCCACGGGCTAAAGTTTCCATCTTTATCTACGGTAGAAACGACCTCGCCAAATCGCTTGTTGCCCTCGTCGTAGAGGATGTCGCCGTCTTTTAGGTCCTTTAGTTTTTTAGCTGATTGACCGCGGTCGTTGGCAGCTTTCTTGAGGTTCTTAGGCTTGTCCGGCTCAATGTTGGCGTCTTGTAGGTCTTGCTCAGTTATCGGGTCAATGCGAGTCTTGGATAGGTCAACGATACCTTCTTTTTGAGCAGGAACGTCACGACCCAGGCTGCGTAGATATTCTTCGCTAAGAACTCCCTTAACGGAGTCGATGTTGGATACGTTTACGTGGTAGATACCGGGGTCAACGCCGTCTCCGCCTTCAACTAGGAATCGACCGTAGCCTTGACCAAGCGGAGAAGGGCCGATGTACTTACCCTTGTAGGCGCGGACTTTTCCGTCCTTGCCCATACCATTGAATAGGTTAAGGCCACCCATCTCGATGAACCAACCGCCGCGCTCTCCTCCTGGATCGCGTAGCTGCATGTCAGCCCAGTAGCCCCACTCCTTGCCGTTCTTTAGAGCAGCGGCAACGATAGGCTCTTCTGGGTCTTCGAAAAATAGTGGGCTAAACGTCATACTGGGCTCGCAACTTCTCAAACTTTTCTGGGTTGCGGTCACACCAGTCCTGGAACCACGCAAAGTCTTCTGGTCCATAGATCCATAGGTTTTTAGCTGGATCATCACCGGTACGCTCGCGGTAAGCGAGGCGGGCTTCTTCTAGTCCAGTCTCTTCATAGAGCTGATTAAGCTCCTCGTCGGTAAGGTCCTTAAGCTGGAACTTCAAATCCTTGCCACCACTAGCAGTGATGACATGCATGTCTACTTGGTATTCTTCGTAGTTGTCTTCCATAGTCCTACTCAACGTCCTTATCGCTACCTACAATTTTATTGTATTTTTCAGAGTCGTTATTTTTTAACCACTCCATGTAGTATTCGACGTCTTCGGGTGTGTGCTCAGAAACAGGCTTATATGGATCCATACCGGTACGCTTTTTAACCTCGTCGCGCGCTTCTTTAGATCCAGATGCGGCAAGCGTGTTTAGCCTGTCATCTTCTAGTGTGGAGACTTCAATCTCAACGAGGCTTCCGCCCTCGGGGGTGTCAACAAAGATTTTCATACTGGTCCTTATAGAAACGTAACACCTTGATAATACCCCGTCAATTAGCAGTTGTCAAATTAACGGGGTAACTATCGCGATTGATTAGTCTTTTACAAGTATACCAATAAACCTGAGGGGCTAGATGTTGTATTTAGCGTTCCGCTTAGGATCATACATTCTAACCTCTGCAAACAGCTCGCCCATGTCTCCACCAAGCTGAGGGCCGAAGCGCTGAACTAGCTGGGTCTGTAGGTTAGTGTCGTGGACATTCATCAGGATTGCAATGATAGCGTCGCGGATATCGCTAAGCTCTCTACCACTAGACAGAAGTCTTTCGATCAGAACTTCAGCCATTGGGCGCTTGTTATCCATCAGAGTCTTAAGACCGTTTTCGTTATCCTTTGAGTAAATGTCAGAAGGGTCTAGTCCAGATTCATCAGAGACAATGTAAGGCGCGACATCAAAGTAGGACTGGGTCAACATCATGTACGCTTTTCCAGCTGCTTTAATTCCGGCTTCGTCTGGGTCGAAAGCAAACACTACGCTCTTGTTTTCCTTGTCACCAACAATCTGGTTGAATAGGTCCATGTGGCCCTCACCGAATGCGGTTCCCGAGGCAGCAATAGCATTCTTGATGCCGGCAGCGTGCATTGCTAGAACGTCAAACTGACCTTCAACAACAACCATCTCGCCTGACTCAGCGATTGCATCCCTAGCCTGATCTAGACCAAACAAGGTGCTCGACTTCTGGAAGATCGGGGTACCCTTGGTTCTCATGTAGCGGATTGGCTCTTCAGGGTCAATCGAGCGTCCAACAAAACCAACCACTTGGCCCTTGTCGTTGCTAACGGGGAAGACTAGTCTGTTGCGCAAGGCATCAAATAGTCGTCCGTTGTTTTCGCTTCTGTTGACTAGTCCCGAGGCTAAGATCTCTTCTTCAGAGAATCCCTTGCGACGTAGGTGCTGATATAGGTCAGCCCAGTTCTTCGAAGAGTATCCAATCTTAAAGGTCTCGGCGTTGGCAGCACCGAATCCTCGCGATACAACGTACTTCTTTGCCTCGGTCGCACCTGGGTCATTGAAGTTCATCAAGCGGTCGCTGTAGAACTTAGCAGCCTCTTCAACAATGTTGTAGAGCTTCTTTTCCATCTCTGGAGAGATATTCTCTACCGGAGAAGATGACTCTTCGACCTGGTCCGAAACATAAGGAGCGAAGTCTAGCTTCTCGTCGTGCTTCAGCTTACGATACAGGTGGTCCTTCATCTTCTCTAGTGCGTCTAGCATTACTCGGTTGAGGTACACAGGTGGGGTAGTGCCATAGACAAAGCTCTGATCAGTTCCGGTGATGTCGCTCTTGTTCTTCACAATGCGACGAGCATCCATCAGATCGCCCATGTCTAGTTTAGCCATCTTATCTGCATTCAGCTTAGCCAGTAGACGCTCGGCAATGCGGTAGTCTTCCTCGTCATCACGCTCCAGCATGTCTGGGTTGTCAAGCAGAGCATTTAGGTCCTCTTGTAGTCCAGCGATAGTTTCCTCGATGTTGGTGTCAGCATAGCCCTTGAAGTCTCCGGTTCGGTCTTCAGGCACAAGGTTTAGAATGTCCTTAGCGGTTGCAATAGCGGCCTTTAGACCATCAACCTTTCGATCAAACTCATCCTGGTAGTTAGGAGAGCTTGGACGTTTTTTAGATGAAAACTCTTCAACACTGTCAGCATTCTCAATGTCAGAAATCTTCTGATTTACATCCGCTAACTTTTGCTCGGTGGCCTTGCTAGGCTCCTTGCCCTTACTCTTAGCGGTAGCAATCTTACTGACGAGCTCTCGCCTTTCTTCCTTCAACTTGGCTAGTTCAGCGTTGTCGCGGGAGCGTGGCTTGAGTGGAAGATTTCCATCCCTAGGGATTTCTCCAATCTCTTCCTTAGTTCTCTCCTCAGTGTTCTTGAGCCTCCAACTATTTTCCTCTTTTGCTGCTTTTTCTGCCTCCCAGTCGGTGCGTGGAGGTAGACCAGAAAGATCTTCGCCAGTTGGTCGGTTCTTGATGGCTTCAATCTCTTCTGGAGACTTAACCTCTACGCCCTCCTCAACTGCGCCGAATCCCATAGCTAGTCGCTTTTGGATCTCATCAACAGCAGCCTTAAGTTGCTCAGGTGAGTGATTGTTTAACCACTTCAAACCACCTAAATCAAGTTCAGTGCGTGGTCGAGTAGTGACTACATACATCAAGCGGATCTCTTCCATAAGATCAAAGTCTGGACCACGCGAGCGGAACAGTTCTAGCAGTTCGTTCTGCTTTTCAGCATCTCCACCAGGTAGGAACGGCGTTAGGTCTAGCCAGTCATCTAGAATCTTGACGTTATCGGCTTCCAGACCCTTTGAGGTGTGACCAGTCATAATGCGGAACATGGCGTCCTCACCGCGAAGACCCTTGACAAGGTCCTGCAACTGATCACGCCCATCGTCATATAGGTTGATTTCCCACTCAAATCCACCGTATCGTCCAGTTGCCTGATCCTTGCTAGGGTTCCAGAACCCGTAGTCCTCGAGAACCTTGCGGTTATTGTAGACACCGCTAATGGCCGTCTTACGAGCATTAAAGCCCGCGGATGGGTCGTCTCGGATAATAATCTTATCCTTTGTAATCTCGTAGTCCAATCCTCCACCGAGAGACCCGATCGGATCTAGCTGGGCTGGAAGGTGGAACTCGTGATTAACTACTCGAAGGTTAGGAACAATGTTGTTCAGTAGGTCAGACATTGCTGGCCCGATTTTAATTTTGTTTTTGCTAGCGTGACCGCGGATAACATTCCAAATCTGCTGAATAGATTGGTCACCCTTACCTTCAGACAGAAGCTCATACATGGTTTCCCAGTTTAGGCCCAGCAATGCCCCAGGTATTGTAGGTCTTTTAGGTGGCAATATCGGCGCGGCATTTGGATCATTCTTACGTGCCTCAGCGTTGGCATAGTTGACGTAGTCCACGCGCTGTAGGTAAGTCATCGCTTTAAGCATGTTTAGTAGCTCTTGCTTGAAGTTCAGGGTGGTAGCGATTCTACCTCCCTCAAACATCTCCTCGACCACAATCGCTTCTTTTAGAATCGCGGCGGTTCCTCGAGATAGGGCTAGATCGATCCTCTCTCGCGACATATTGTCAACAAGCTTAGTGCCGTTACCATCCTTACCTTGTAGTCTTAACGACTCTCCTAGCATCGCTAGCAGCTTGTTAGCAGCGGCATCTAGAACGGTCTGACCAGTTCGGTAGCTCTTAGTTAGAGGTAGCGTTAGGTCTCGCTTTACAATATTCAGAGCGTCTTCTGCTCCGCGGAATCCAAAGATAGCCTGGTTATTGTCGCCAACAGCAATCATAACAATACCGTTTTTGTGAAGGGTATACTGGTCTTCGATCACTTTTCGGAATACTGGGTTAATATCCTGAGCTTCGTCTAGGAAAAGGAAGTCAGGGACATTTTTAAGACCGTGAATGCTCTTTCCAGAACCATCTACTTCAGTCAGGTCAGGGCGAGTAAGTGCCCAGTTCTTGAATAGGTGGTTGAAGTTGACTACTAGCTGGCGTCGATCCTGGTCGTGGTCAGAAATAACATCGTCCCACATCATCTGAACAAGTCGGATAAATGGTCGGTAGTCCTCGGCTGTCTGAGGCATCTCTTTCTCACTCAACTGGCTGGAGATTGCGTCAATAGTACTGGCATCAATCTTCATAGAATCGGATAGAATCCATGCTCGTAAGGCAGCAGATGCGATTCCGGCTACGCGCTCGCGAGGTACATCTTTTCCTGTAGATAGGGTGACATCCTTTACACCGAATAGATCAGCGATATCTGCTTCTCTGAAGAAGTTAACAGGCATGTTGTGAGGTTCATCCTGTTTAGATAAGGCGTCCATCTTATCGCGTAGTTTATTGTTGGCGTTGGCCATAACGCTGATAGAGTCAGAGGTTCTAGCCTCTGTGTTATCTGGCATCTTCTCCAAAGCTTCCATTTGGTTTTCTTTGTTGAATACCGCGTATAGGATTCTCATCTGAGGGAAGAGGCTCATAATAGCCTCAGCTGTTAGGCGTAGGTTGGTAGTTTTACCAACACCGGCAAGGGCCATAACTGCGGTGAAGAAGTTATTGATAACTGAACCAATAATGTTTCTGCCTTCAGGGGTAGGCTGTATGTCAAGCTCCTTGAGCGCCTTCTCCAATGCCTTACTAAACTCGATGTCCTCGATTTTTTTAGTATCCTTTGGCTTCTTAGGCGCGGCCATTTCCTCGATCTGAGAGGCTGCATTCTCGCCGGCTTCAACCTGGATGTCGCTATTGGCAGCGTGCTGTCTAAACTGGTTTAGCGCCGTGGTAAGACGCATAATAACGTCTCCAGCTGACTTTTTACCGTAGAGGTGGTTCTCAGCGGCGCGCTGGAATGGTAGGGCCATGGCCTTATCCATAATTCCAGCAGAAACTACCTCATCAACTAGGTTGATGATTCGAGCCTCTTGCTTGTCAGAGGCTTTATCGTCTGCGACAGTTGTAGGCACCACCTCTAGGCTCTTGGCTGGGAACTGAGCTGCGTAGTCTGCAGAACCGGCGTAGATGTTTCCACCCTTGTCGCCGGATAGGCTTAGTACATATCCGTAGCCGCCAGGTAGGTCTGGGTTTTTTACCTGCATGCCGTAGTCTAGATAGACTCCGTTAGCACTTAGGAAGTCGCGGGTGGCGTTAACTAGGGACTCCGGGAGAACCTTCTCCAGCGTGCGAAGCCCATTAGCCAGAATAGAGGCAGCAGGGAAGTCAACTAGAACGTGGTTTCCAACGATACCCATAGAGATACCAGCGCGGCCAGTTGCGTTGTCGTGAACGTAAGAGCCAGCAGGTAGGTCCCGCAGTGGGTTAGTTGCTGGGACGTTTGCTTCGCTTCTTGGCTGTTCCTGCCCTGAGGTTACTCCAGATTGAATGTTGTTAATCATAGAGGTAATGAGAGAGTTAATCTCTTCAGGGTTCATTCCCTCAAGGGATAGGATGTCGCCAACACGGCCAAGGATGTACTCGCTAGATGCCTGCTTATATGCTTCTTCAGCGGCTACATAGGCGTCGTAGTTCCAGTCGTTGTCAGAAGCGTCGTAGCTAAACTCTCGTCCGCCTACAGCAAGACCTCTAGAGGCTCGGTCAAGCATCTTCTGGAATACTTCAACGGTCGAGCTAACGTCGGCGTCAGCTTCGTGACGGCCGTTGTTCGATAGACCGAAGTAGGTGACCAAAGCTTCAAGAGAGAAGGACTTGGTCTGCTCACCGCGGGCGTTGATCTTGAAAGGAGCGTCAGGGTTCTCTGGCGTCCACTCAGGCATGATGTAGCGAGCGAAACCAAGAGTATCAATCATGCCTGAAGGCTCTAGAGGTTCTAGACCAGCTTCAGCAATAGTGCGGTTGATAACTTCCATGTCGAACAAAGTCGAGTTGTGTCCAGCAATAATAGCGCCATTTGGAATGAACTCTTTAAGCTGAGCCATAGTGTCTCGCTTAGTAGGGAAGCCAGATAGGAACTCCTGGGTGACACGTCCACCCTTACCGTCTCCAACGTTCTTTAGGGTATAAGAACTGATCTTAGACTGAGGGTTGATGTAGGTGGTGAAAGAGTCTACAGCCTGTAGGCCAGAGATTTTGGTAACAGCGATCTGGATAGGATCATTCTTGATTTCAAAGTCATCTAGATCAGTTAGTCCAGTTGTTTCAAGATCGAGAACATAGATGTCGTTGTTCTTTAGGAACTGGATAACATCGTTGTAGTTGCTCATACCGCGTAGTGGGTCAAGGCCCTCGCCAGCAAACGTAGGTGGGTAGAAGAACTTCATAGAAGGCTTTCTACTGGACGAAGACTCTTCAACAGCGTCTTGGTCTATCGGAGCAGATCCACCCTGCTTGTATAGGCCAATAAGAGATCCAACTGCCGCCTGAGCACGGGCTAGAACTTCCAAGGCCTCCGGGGTCTTGTTCTTTAGGGTGCCCAGTGGGCTAGGCGATCCGTCTCCAGGAAGAATAGCGATCGCTATGTCGGATAGACGCTTGTCTACTTCCTTCTTGGTAAGCACGTTGGTGCGTCTTAGGTTTAGAACAGAGCGTAGGTCTGTAAGACCTTCGATAGCTCCTCGGAGGATCTTGGCAGAGTCGGCTTTTACAGCAGTGCTAGGGCTAGACTCTAGCAGATCAGCAAGCTGCGCTGCAACGCCCGACAATGCACGGCGGGTACGTGTTAGGTCAGCACGAAGAACTTCTCTCTGAAGGAAGTCGTCAAGGTCGTTGGCCTCAAGGGTAGACTCGTACTGTCTGATCTTAAGAACAGAGTTTAGGCCCTTAAGAGCGTTAAGCATGGCACTGCTAGGTGCAGAGTCAGCCTTGGTAGCTCCGTATAGGTCAAGCTGAGCATTAATCTCGTCTTCGGTGCTTCCTAGCCAAACTCCAGGCTTAGAGGGGGTATAGTTCTCTGGAATAGTTACAGTAGACTTAGCAGGAACGCGTAGGCCATTGATCTCGTAACCGTTTTCGATGCTTCGAGCTAGGACTGCGTCGTCATACTTGTCTTCTAGATCCTTAGCGGAAATTATGTACCTAGTGGCAACATCCTGGCCAAGCATTGTAGGAACGTTCTTGGTGATCTCGTTCCAAGCCTCGTCTCCAATAAGACCCTTGATACGTGAACGCTCCAGGGAACGTAGCATACGTGGGGTAGGTCCACCATCTTCTCTAGAGATAGTGGTGTGCAGCATATTAGGCTGAAACTGAGCCTTATATGGTAGCTGCTGGAACTCTTTGATGTAGCTCTGAATCAGAGGATACGGCATAGTGCGGTGCTCTGCAATAAGAGTGTCTAGATCTTTTTTAGCTGCAGGGTCAGAGAAGTCTTTGTTTTCAATCAAGGACTCAAGCATAACTAGCTGCATAGGCTTAGGTGCCGACTGCGCAGCAGTTAGGTCTGTTCCGAGATACTTAGGAGTAGCCGAGGATAGGTTCTTCGACTCAGCTGTTTCTTGTGCTGTCTTTGCACGACCAGCAATCTTCTCGTATTCTGGTACGTAAGGAACTAGCTCAGTGATGAGAGCGTTGATCTCATCATGGTCCATCATACGACGGCCCTTTAGCTTCTCCTGTAGGTCACCTGGTACGTCCTTAGACATTCCAATCATGGTGTCAACCAGGGCGCGGGTAGCGGTCGTTGCTAGTTTCTTTTCAGTAGGTTCTAGCTTGTTTAGGACATCCATAAACGCGCCGTAGTCTTTGTAGCTATAGACAGAAGGACGGGTAAGCATGTCATCAAATAGAATGACCATGTCTTCCGAAACCTTCTTAGAGCTGAAGGCACCCTTTAAGTCGTTTAGTAGAGGATAGAAAGCCTTACCGTCTCGGTCGACGCCCTGGGCACGCGGTGGGTACTTGTTAGGGTAAGCATTTGCCGGCTGAAGTTTAGGAATCCTTGCTGTCTCGGCGTTAACAGTTCCGGGCTCGTATTTAACTGGGGCCACAATAGGCTTGCGGTCTCCGTCCAGCGTTGCTCTAGGATCTGGAGTGATGGCCGGGAAGGTGTTTACTAGAGTAATCTGGGCCTTAATCTCAGCTTCGCCCATGCTTTTGTAGCTCTCTAGAAGAATCTTCTTAGCTTCTTCTGGAACATCTCGGTTTCTAAGAGAGTCACGCATTGCTTTGCGGTGGTAGATCTGAGCAGGCTTAACCCAACCGCCTGGACGTTCAGGAGATTCGTTGATTTTGATGAGCAAGGTCATAGCATTAGCGAAGGTATATCCCTGCCAGTCATTTGCAACCATTTCATCCCAGATGTCAGCGATACCGCCAGCTACCTCGTGCTTACCAATAGCGGCATAAATGCTGCGCTTCTGTGCATCTGATATAGGGTCGTTTGCTCCGGCTCTTCCACCGACATTGGCATCCGGTTCGATGTACTTGGCGCGGTCTGGGTCTAGGTTCTCAGGGTCAAGCTTGGTAGGTGAGGCCATTTCCTCGACCTGGTCAACAGAGTCAATGGCGTCAGATACGCCATTCCAGTCGAAAGACACTCCTCCAACAGCAGAGCCGTTGTCGGTGTTATAGATAGCAAATGCATCACTAACGGTTGCGCCCGTAGGGAGCAGGCCTTCCTGACCGGATGATGGGTCATAGGAGTAGACGTAATCTGCAGCAATGTCAGTAGGCCCAAACTTAGCCACGTACTTACCGTCAATAGAGTAGAAGGTGTTGTCGCCATTGTCATACCAAGTAGCAGGCACATTCTCTGAAGGGTTGTAGGAAGGTAGGTCAGGAACAAGTTCGTCCATGCTCTCCGGTGCGACCGGAGCTGCTGCAGGAGCCTCTTTAGGCTTCTTGGCGGCACTTTCTTCAACTGCAAGAGGCTCATTCTCGGCCTCTGGGTAGTTTTCGTCTTCGTCAGACGCAAACTTTTGTAGGGCGGCCCAGTCCTGAGAATAGCCAACAACTTCTGGCTGTCCGCGCTTGGTGGAGATAAGTTCGTAGACAGGCTTGTCTGGGTTTAGGGTGTCGGTACCCTGGTCGCTCACTACAAGAGCGCCAAACTTGTTCTGAGCTTCAGCGATACGCTTTCCTAGCTCTTCGTCAGGCTTGTTGTATAGGTTAGCAATGTAGCCGTCACCAGTGGCGAAGAAACGGTCAGCCTTAACCTTGTTGTCGAGGTCAGTTTTGTCGTTTGAGCCCTTGGTTGCAAACCAGCTAGTAGGAAGTTCTTTACGAGTTAGTGAAGATAGGTCAATAGCGTTTAGGTTGTCGCCAGAAATACGAATACGCTTAGATACAGCGTGCTCCGGAAGAATAGCCTTGAAGGAGTGGCCAGCGGCGGCAGGAATGGTGTAAATGCCGTCACGGATACCCTCAACGCCGATAACTTCAATGTCAATGCCTAGAGGGTCGTTTTCTGGGATACCAGCGACCTTACCAACAACAGAGAATACGCGACCGCGTAGGTCCCTAACGTAGAAGCGGTAGCCGCCACCCATTTCAGCAAACTGACCCTCATCGTCACGACGCTGCTTCTTAGCACGCATCGAACGGTGCCAGAAGCTGTTCTTTCCTGCGTATGGGTCACCAAAAGCAAGTAGAGGCTGGATTAGTAGGTCAGCAGGAACCTGACCTTCTTCTAGGCTCTCTAGGCGTGATAGGTGGTAGGCGTAGTCAACGGAAAGTGGGTTGCTTGCGTAAACAGCTGCAACAATAGAGCGAACGTTCTCGTCGGTGATGCGTAGGTCAGCTGCAAGCCACTCTGCGCGTAGCATACGCTGAGCCGAAGCAGTCATAACTGCCGACTCTTTTGAGTTTGGGTGGCTAGCAGGTAGTAGGTCAGCGTGCTTGGTAACAATGTCCGAGATCGCGCCTTCTGTAGCAAACGTAATGAAGTTGGTTACTTCGCGAAGTGCTGCAAAGTAGCGAACATCTGGCTCAAGATCAGTGTTTGACTCTAACGCACGTTCAGCAACCTGGAAAAGAGTTTCCTCTTCAACCATACGGATAGCAGGGATCTCAGCGCGACGTGACTCAATGATGTCAACGATAGCGTGGCGGATTCCCCCTTCGTTCTCGAAGTTGCTGTCAAATTGATCGATTAGCTTGCTCACGCTTACCAGTCTTCCTGTTCTTGCTTCGGTAGTAGATCCGAATCTTCGCTGTTGTATAGGTCTATAGCCAGTCTAGCCGCTCTGTCAAAAGCTGACTCGTTGTTAGCCACCCCGCGACGCCATGCGGCACGGAAAACTGGAATAGATTCATATCCTAGTCCCGAGTACTCTGCCATTGCAACTAAGGCTTGCTCTGGAGATTCATACATGCTCTCGTCGCTGAGTTCAATGTAAAGTTCGCGTTCCGCAAAGGCCGATGCGGTCAAGGATGTGCTGCTGTTAGTGCTCTTAGGGTGTGCATCTGGCAGTAGGTCATTGTCGGTGGTGTACTTAGCGTTGGTAGGCTTACCTGACTTAACTAGGTGCAAGAATGCGTTAACGCGGCCCATGGCCCACGAGTTACGGTTCTGGTCTGGGCGGTGGGAAGTTGAGAACGCACCTGCGCCACGGCGGTAAACTGCCTTGAGCATAGAGAGGGTGACCTTCTTGCCATCAGCAGAGACGCTCTCGTTGTGGGACTTGACTTTTTCCTTTAGAGACTTCTCAACGGCAGCGGAGAAGTTTACCTTGCGTCCGGTGGCTGCCGAACCCTTCTTGTTTTTGCTAGAGCCCTTGATTTGGTCTTTCTTTGGTGCTGGCTTTGATCCGGCGGTGGCAGTTACGGACTCTTCCTTCTGGACGTCCTCTGTAATGGGGCCGCCAGCTGCCCAGGCGTTACAGGTACGGCTAGCAGCACACTTGAAGTCAAGGGCGGTGCAGTAGCCAAGCTCAGCCTGGTCGATTGAGTCCCAAGCACTTTGCTCGCCAGAGCCACCTTCGGCTAGGCCAGTCTCGATGCAGTCTAGGGTCTTTGGACGGCGGTCGAAGAACACGCAGTTACCGCAGATGCTCTTCTTGGCTTCAGCTGGGTCAATGTCCCAACGGTCAGCCTTGTCTTGCCAGAACTCTTCATTAGGTTCGGCTGGGTTTAGTGGGCCATAGCCAACACCGTCAATCGCCTTCTGGCGGTTCTTGATGTTTAGAACAATGTCCTGGGTTGCAGGAGGGCATTCGCCTCCGTAGTCAGCATCAGCAAGTAGAGTGCTAGCCTTAGGCTTCTTTACCTTGCTCATGTCGAGGATTTCTGCCGGGGCACCTGCTCCGCCAGAGAACTCGCCAGGTAGCATCTCGTGGTCGTGCTTGTATGGCTCGTTCTTTGGTGCTTTGCTTGGGTCAACAGTGCCGTCAGGTAGAACCGCGAAGCGGCAGTACCCTTCTGGCTCAACTGCAAACGCAACTACGGCACATTCCTGACCGCCGCGATACAAAACACAGTTCCCACACTTAACGCCCATCTCGGCGTAAGGGTTGTCTTTTGCTTCATGGTAGTCTGCCCAAATGCCGGTGTTGTCCTCGTCGAACTTGCCGTACTTGTCGGCAATCTCAATGAGGGCTTGGGCTAGGTCTGCTTCTTCTGGAACTAGGTGTCCAGCTGCAAGCAGCGAGAGGCGGATCGACTCAGGGGTAGGCTGAAGTTCTGGTAGTGACATATCGTTATCGTTGTCAACTACTTCTAGAAGAACTCCAGCCTTAGATTTTCCCATATCAAGAGTCTGGATCTGCATGGAGTCAGCACCAATGGTGGTTCCAATCTTCCAAGACCACTTCGAGTGTGCATCCATGCGGCCTGCGGCCCAGTCTGCGATACCCTGCATGCCGATTGCGGTTGCTAGGTTGAAGATATCCTCAACGCAGTTGTGGAGAACGATGTTTGCCTCGTAGAGGTTAGCTGCCATCTCCATTGGGTTGCCAGCAGATGGCTTAGAGTCTAGGCACGCTAGTGCTAGGAACTCCTGCAGTGAGTGTGGAGCGTCATAGCCAACAATGCGGATGTACTCAGCAATGCGGTCTTCTTCTCCTGCCCAATCTTCGTAGATCTCACCAAAGAAGTCGTGGAACTGAGTGAACTCAGGCCCCTTGACGTTCCAGTGGTAGCCGTGGGCCATATATTGAGCAACAACCGTGGTGCCAAGAAGCATGGCGAGCTTTTGCGCCAACCCTTCCTTGCTGTAGTTGTCTGGTCCTTCTGGATTCATAATTTATTTTTCCTTACTGGGGGATTTCGGATTCGGTGGTAGTTGGTTCAGCTAGCTGGATTGGTGACTCTTCAGCTAGAGGTGCCGGGGCTGGAGCTTCTTCAGCGGGAGCCCCTTCGGCTGCAGGTGCAGTCGGTGTCTGTCCCTGAAGTGCTTGAGACAGGTCATCTGGGATTGGACCTACTGAAGTGCCCTGCTGAGCCTGACGTGCGGCTTCAATAATCTCTGGAGCAACTGCTGCAAGCATTGCTTCGCTGAGTTCAGGCGTAATCATACCCTTCTCAAGCAAAATACGTAGTCCAAGCTCTGTTGGGCTAGGTGCATCTGCCTCCGAGAAGCCGTGAGCACGTCTCCAGGTCTGGAAAGACACTGCCATGCGGTCGAAACCGTTGTCTGCGTCCATCGCACGGTCGTTTCGGGTAGCAACGGCGCTTGGGTCGTACCAAATTACGATTCGGTCAACGTCAGCTTCGCTGTAGCCGTTCGCAATTAGGTAAGGACGGAGGTAAACAACGGTCAAAGCGTCTGCAATGAGCAACATTAGAGGTTCAATGTGTGCTTTGTAGAGTGCTTCGTCGATTTGGAGGGCGTTTGAGTATTTAACATTGGCCAAACCGGTCACAATGTCCTTCGGAACGTCCAAACCTTGCAAAATTCGCTCCAAAACGCGGTCTGCACGCTGTGCAAGGGCTGGGTCGAAGCTTCTTTCGAACTTAAACTGCTTAATTTTGTCGCCAAGCTCGGCTGGACCACGAATTACAAGCGGAACAACGGCTGAAGCGCTGTCTTCGTCGCGAATTGGGGTGGTCATAGCGTCAATTAGCTGATCTTCGAACTCATCGGCCATTTCTTCCGGAGTTGGGTCAGAATATAGGCCATCTTCGTCTTCATAAGGGTAATTTGGGTCCGGAGTGGCCGCTACAGACAGTCCATCAGGCAAATATAGGGCTCCAGCGTTCAAACGGGAGCGTGCGGTGGCACGGAAGGTGCGGTTTAGGAGCAAAAGCTCGGCACACATGTCCAAAAGGCCACGTAGGCTTGAGTCTGCCTCGTCTGAGTAACGTGGGTGAGCACGCCAAATACGTCCAACGAACGCATTTTTAGGTAGACGGAGAGCTCCGCGAGCATTTCCGTTCATGGTCGAGGTGCCAGCCTGGTATTCGCGACGTCCGGCAATGATGTAGTTGCCTTTTGCGTCCATGCTTAGCTCGTCAACGGAGCGGATGTCCCAAGATTCAGGAGTTCCGGTACCTGGAAGTACAGGCATCTGAACTAGGTAGCACTCACCGGTGGTAAGAAGGTTTAGGGCAGCGTCGCGGAGCAAGCCTGCCTGGCCTCCGTAGGCGCTGTCTAGACGAATCAGGGCGCGTTCTGCAGCCTGAGCTAGGTCTGGGTCAAGGTTCGCAACCTGGCGAACTGGCTTCGGGGCCTCTGATGGGTCCTGAACAATAGCTGCGTAAAGACGAATACGAGATACAACCGAGGCAACTAGGTTGAAGGCGTACTTGACTTCACCAATCGCGTCGTAGTATTCCCACGCTTCGGTCTGCCAGCTAGAAGATTGTGCAATGCGACGGTTTTTGAAGCGGTCTGCTTCGCCCTTGTCGTTTAGGTTTACTTGTACGGCCGCGGCAACAAGCGGGCGGAGTACGGAGTAGGCGGCGGCGGTTGCGCGGCCCTGCTCGCTCAAGAATACTGAGTTAGGTGGGAGTGCTGCAGCTGGCGTAGGGATAGCTGACGCACGCAGCGGTTGAGAGTTAGCGGCTCTCTGGTTACGGCTAAAAACGCCCAAAATCGGCTCCTGTCATTTATAACGGAACGGTGTTACTAATCAACCCGTGCGGTTATTATTCCTGCAACTGCCGAAAGGGCTAGCGGCAAACTGAATATTACCGCTGTTGCTGTATCTATTGTATACCAGATTGTAAGGAGTGATCCGAACCATATGGACATACACCACACGCATGTAAATAAGTAACCCGTTAGGGTCTCTGGTCCCTTACGTCGCCAAATGGCTTGACGTAGGGAATCAAAGATTGTGTCTATCGTGAACAGACGTGCCAGGCGGTACGTCGCTAAGGATAGAAGAATAAAGTGGAAAAGGTCGGGGGCGGTTGTATTAAGCACTCGGATCCTTCATGGAGCTGAGGGTGCGGTATGGGTTCCAGCCTCGCAGGGTGGATCCGCAGCCGCAGTTGGTGTCTTTCTTAAAGGCGATGGTTTTGCCGGACTTGGCAACAACGTAAGTGTCTAACTCTGGACGTCCAGATTTTACGAAGGACTCGTACGGCTCTTTGAACATAATCTGAGGGCCGCCAGGACCGTCCTGCGCAACAACAATCTCAACGTCGGTAACAATAACGCGGGTCTTCTGCAGATAGTAGGCGTCGGCGGACGGAGGTGAAGATGACATACTCTGGACGTCGCTATAGGTGTTGGGAGCGGCAATGACAAAGTGCGCTGGAAATACGTCGTAGAGAATCTGCATACGGTTAGTCTACCTTACTTTGTTGGAGGGTTTGCAAACGTCGGGCGATTGCGCGGTGGGTAACGTTGGCAGCGCGGGCAATGTCGGCAATAGAGACGTCGTTGGCGCGGAGTTCGAGCACTAGTTGGTTCATTTCCTCGTTGGCTTTGGCGTAGGGGTGGCCGGCGGGCATGCGGTGGCGGAAGAGGCGGGCTTGAGGAGCTAGGTCGCGGAGACGTTCTTCGGTGTGGGGCGGGACTCCGGGGGAGACGGGGGTCAGACGTTGGTATCCACCTTCAGGGGTGCGGAGACGAGGGATAGGGACGTCGACGTCAGTAAGATCTTTAACAGACGGGTTAGGGTAACGATCAACCCAGGACTTGATTGTCGAACGGGTGCGGGTAGGGGAGAGGGCGTCACCGATTGAGGCCAACGTCCAGCCAGCGTGATATAGGGCGGAGGAGCGTTTGTGGAGGTTGGTTCCAGAGAGGGAGTTGATGAAGGCCACCTCTTTTTCGGGGAGGGACTGGAGTCGTGCGTATCTTCTGGACATGGAACTATTGTATCATAGTTTCGTGCAATGTTTACGTACTGTACGAAAGAATGATACATTAACTTTTTTAGGCTTTGGCCTGCGAGTTGGAAGTAGTATAATTTCGGGTTCGCCAAATTCGTTTCCTGATGTTAATTGGTGAATTTCTGTTACCAATTTGTTATCAAAAAAGTCTGCCAATTTGTCCAAATAACCTAGACAAGTTGCCAATTTGTTGCTAGGTTTTTAGGTATCGGGTAGGCAACCAGCCAGCCCACAACGAAAGGTAACAAAATGGAAAAACTAATGGTGCGAATTCTAGGTCTAGCAATTGCGATTGGTCTAGGTTCTTTTGTTGGTGCTTTACTCACTATCACAACACTAGGCGAGAGCGAATTGGAGAGAACAATTCAGGGTAGTTGGATACTCTTTGATTTGGTTCTCTCCTTTGTGTGTCTGCTAGTGTCTGGAATTATTTTTGCTATCTATCCCCTAGTAGTCAAAAAAGACTAACCAGCCAGCCAGCGAGCCCCCGCCTAATCAGCGGGGGTTTTGCTTTACCCAGCCCAAGCCCAGCCAGCCCAAGCCCAGCCCAGCCAGCCCAAGACACGCCACCGCATACACACACGCCACCAGCCCAGCCAGCCCAAGACACGCCACCGCATACACACACGCCCAAGACACGCCACCGCATACACACACGCCACCAGCCAGCCCAGCCCCAGCCAGCCCCAGCCCAACCAAACTAGACACACAAACACAAACACAAAACATAGACGGATTACATAAACGGATTAGGCACACGCCCAAGACACACCACCGCAAGCCAGCCAGCCCAAGCCCAGCCCAGCCAAACACGCCACCGCAAGCCAGCCAGCCAGCCAGCCAGCCCAAGCCCAGCCAGCCAGCCAGCCAGCAAGCCCAAGCCCAAGCCCAAGCCCAAGCCCA